ATGGTACATTACCTAACTCTTACTCGACTGGGTCAGTAGAAGAGCTTCTACGTGTCCTGGCTGGTGAGGTTTACCGTGTTCCAGCAGCAGCCCAAGTTGGTAATGCTGATAATGGTTTCCCTGGTGATGGCACAACTCACGTCCCACTTGGTGCCTTTGTAGCTTCTACGGACAGTGAATACCGTGGTGTCCGTAAGTTTGCCAACACAGGTTCTCTGAACTTGTCGTGTTTGTCGGGCAATATGTCCAAAATGAAAGCTGCTACTTACTCATGGTTGAATCCTTCCTACACTTATGGTGCAGCAGGAACAGCAGTGACTTTGAGCGGTGATCATATCCCAGCAACCGGAGTTGCAGCAGCTGTTGCAGTCTACGAAAACGACGGCACTTTGCTGTAAGGAGGTTAAACTATGGCACATAGAGCTTACGTTCTTGCCCAACGAAACGATGTGACTGGGATGAATATCCAAGTCCTTGATCTCAAACCTAACTCGAGCCAGAAAAGTAGCTCGTATGACGGTGATGGTCAAACCTTTTATTTGAACTCCATCGACACCGCCGGAGTGACTCATATGATTGATAATGGATATGAGTCAGGCAGTCGTCAAACTATCATGAGTGTCTTTTACGATGCTGTAGCCGATGATACCACCGGTGGTGGTAATGATGTTCTGGCCAACCAGAATGCCTGTCTTGGTCTAGCAGCTTACCTTCGTGAGCGTGTCCAACCGGGCGGTGTGGCTTCGGCTGTAGCTGGTCGGATGACTTGGGCCCACGCCAACACACAAGCTGGTGCAATTTTGGCATTAGTTGTTTCAGGTGGTGATTTGACTTTGGCTGGTATCAATGCAGTCTTGTCAAGCGTACCTGATGGTGGTATTGCTGCCACAGACCTTGATGGTGCAGCAATTCTTTCTCTGTCCTTCGGGTCAGTAGATGACATTCTCCGTATCATAGCTGGTGAGATTTACCGGTCACCGATGGATTGTATCATCTGTACCCAAGCCAACGTGTTTTTGAATTTGGCAAGTAGAGATGCTCTGGTACTTGCTCAATTGCCCGCAGTTACGGGTCAAACCTTCGTGTCTCAGGGTGCTTTCTTGAGTAATCTGGAAAATGGTTACGAAAGAATTCCAACCTTGGCTGTCACAGGTGACATGTATGCCTCAATGGGTGGTGGTTATCTGTTTAAGATGGAAGCTGGGCAGACCTTCAAAAACCCTAACTTTGCTTATGCAGCAGCAGACGTAACTGAGTTCAAACCTCGTGCATATGACCTGAGTGGTGTAGTTATCCCTGTTACAGGGACTCTGGGAACTGTACGTGTTTACGATGAAGAAGGAACCAACTTGTTATAAAAGGTTGATTCTGTAAGGTTTTTTAGACGGAGATCCCTCGGGGTCTCCGTTTTTCTTTAATTAGTCACCCTATATAGGAACCCCGTTTTTTTTGAACGGTGGATAAATACAAACTGACAGGAGAACAGACATGGAAAATGAAACCGGGTACAGAACGTCAGATCTTTACTATGCAGCTTACTTGAAAGTGGCTGGTGTGGAATTCAAAGGCACGACTAAGGAAGGAAAACGAGTTTTCTTCTTGTTTGAGAATGCCGAAGGAATGGCTGATTTGAAGAAGCAGTATTTCAACCGATATGCAAAAGTATCGGCTCTGAGTTTTGCTGACGAAATCCGTTCGATGAAGAACTTAACTTACATGGAGACCGGAAGCTAATGGCAACAGTCCTTGCAAATACTCCATTTACGTTCCAAGCATTGTTCTTGGATACGGACAATATCCCGATTGTCCCAGTAGATCCAACTATCACTGTATTCATGTATAGTGCTGCTGGGGTAAAACAGGAATTGGTGGCTGCTACTGCAATGGACTCTGTAACCCCTGTAGAAATAGGACGTTACACCCATACTTACACTTTACCTGATGCTTTTACAGATGGTGATATGATTTATGGTGAAATGACTGGAGAACACCCGACCAGTGGTGATATTATTCGGTATAGTGAGACTGTGTCAGTTGTGACTCTCCCGCCAGGGTCACAAGGACTTTCGTATAATCTCATTAGAGGTGGTTAAAACATGACAGATATGAGAGTTGATTGCCAAATTGAAGTACCGCCGGAACACAAAGTAGGTAGTTTTGCCGATGCTTTCAGAGTTCTAACCAACCCTGAAGGTGATTGTGTTTTAGATTTCTTGACTTTATCTAAATGCAGGAAACTAGCATTTGTTGTGGCCAGAGTTCGTGTGGAGAAAGAGTTCTTGGAATCTATTAGAGATCGGTTAGAAGCCACTCTGAGTGAAATCCAAGGTCCTGATTTTTCAGGCATCTCTCCTGAACAAATAGAACAGATGTGGTACGTATCTGATCAAATAGACCCAGAGATTATTCCTGACGAGGGTGCTTTACCGGTAAGATGGTTTATTTACCCTGAAGGAGAGGTAGACTAAGATGGCAGTTGCATTTACTCCCGGGCAAACAATAGGCCGAGGGGACTTGGATATTTTCTTACAAAATGTTCAAGGGAATCCAGCTAATGCTGCTGAGATTTATTACACCCTTTATTATGTGAGTCCTGGACCACCTGAATCGGAAGTACAAGTAGGTCAGCCTCAAAGGATACCAGTAAACCCTGCCGTTGGGGAGTATTATGCTTCTCTGATGATTCCGCAAGGAGCTACGGCTGGAACTTATCGTATTCGTTGGACTTTTAGAGAGTTGGTTAATTCACCTCAGCAACAGGTTGTTCAAGAGTTTGCTGTCGTGACGGCTGCTGGGATTGCATTAGTTCCGGGATACGATGCTTCTCAGACGGCTATGATGAGAAGCCTTCGAATGCTTCTCAGAGACCAGAACCCTGACAAATTCTATCATTTCCGTCCTCCTGAGTATGAAGGGGACATCGGCCAGTATAATCGGATCTTTGGGCAGATATGGGAAGACGAAGAATTGCTGGAGTATTTATTGAGATCTTTGGATTGGTTCAATATGCAACCACCGTTGACTCAGAAGATCAATACTCTCAGATTGTTGATTCAAGATATGCCTGCATGGAGAACGGCAATCCTCTGGGGTGCTATCACCCACGCTTGCTTTGCATTGTCTATGAACTGGGTAGCAGATGAGTTTGATTATTCAATCGGTGGTGTAAGTCTGTCGATTGAGAAATCTTCAAAGTATGAGTCCTTGAAGCAGAATGCTGAGGGACAAATGGATAAAGCAACAGAAGCCAAGCAGAGAACAGTGAAATTCATCCGAGGTCTTCAACAGCCTCGGTTTGGTATGGGTGTTAGATCGGCCTTTGGACCGTTCGTTGGCAACGGGGTGCTTTCACCGAGGAATTTTATTTAGTGCTAGGTATAAGAAAACACTTGACTTTTTCAATATTTTAAATTACTCTATCCTTTGAAAGAAGGAGGAGTATTATGTCAGTTATATGTCCGTATTGTGGAAAAGAGTTTAAGGGAGATAAATTAAACTCCCGTCATTTATCAAAATGCAATCCTGCTTTAAAAGTTCCTGTTGAACCTTGTCTTTGTGGCCATGTCTCTACATCCTTAACTCAAATGAAAAGGCATAGAAAGAAATGTGAGGTTTGGCAAAATAGAGATAAGAAACAAGTAGCTCTGCAGCGTCAAGAAAAAACTGTAAAAGATAAATATGGGGTGAGGAATATACGACAGGTTCCAGAATTAGAAGAGAAACGATTACAAACAATCCGGGGTAAGTATGGTGCAGATAATGTTTTTTGTAAAGAATCCTCAATTTTTGAAAAGGTTCAAGAATCCTTAGTAGGGAAACGTAAAGGTTTAAAAGGGAAAGATAATCCTTTTGCTTGGGATTCAACTAAAGAAAAAATAAAAAAAACAATGCAGGAAAGTTATGGTGTAGACAGTCCTCAACAATCTCAAGAAATCCGGGATAGAACTAAAAGTACAAATTTAGAACGCTATGGGTTTGAGTGTTTGCTGTCTGATCCTGTTATAAGGGATCGGATAAAAGAGACATGTAAGGTTAAATATGGAGGTCCAGCTCCATCCTGTTCTTCTGAAGTCCGTGATAAACAAACAAAAACAAATCTAAAATGTTGGGGTGTTCCTTGGACAGCTATGCATCCTGATATCCGTCAAAAACAATTAGAGACGATGAAAGAACATTATGGGTCTCATTTCTTTGCCTCGGAAGAAGGGAAGGCTGAAATTCGTCGTGTTATGATGGAACGGTATGGTGTCGAATTTCCTGGAGCAATGGTTGGGCATTGGGAAAAAGCACTGGCTACTTTTAAGAAAAATTATCCCAATACGGCATATCCTGGTTTATTGGCAGGACGAGGTGGCCCTAATATGCTTGAACGTAGAATACACCAGTTAATCCCTGATGCTATTTATACAGGGGATGGTAGTTTTTGGCGTTGGTTGCCTTTATTAGGGCATTTTAAAAATCCTGACTTTATTTTTCCCGGTCCAGATCCAAATCATCCTATGAGGAATGTGACTAAGGTCGTGGAAGCCTTTGGATCTTATTGGCATTCTCGGATATTTACAGGTAAATCGAATTTTAAGCATGAGCAAGAGTTAATAGATTCTTATGCAGGTATTGGTTTTGATTGTTTGATTATCTGGGAAGATGATGTAAAGTCAGATATTGAATCTGTTCGTACTCGGTTGGTAGAATTTGTGGGAGTCTGACATCAATAAAAAGCCTGAGATTACGGTTAAAAGGATTCAAAGGTTCTTAGGTTTTCGGTAAAGTATGAATTATTACCTGTTAGTGTGTAGTTTTGGTCTGATAGGAGTTCTTATGGATGCTTATAGAATAGTGAAATCTAAGGTAGATAGAAATCTAACTCAGAAGTTAAAAAAATTAAAGCCTAAAGCTCGTTCTATGGGTGACTTTACAGGCGGTGTTTTACAGGCAGCCTTTTATGCCCGTAAAACAGGTGAGACCTATTACCTTTACTCTGGTAATAATTGGGGTAATGAAGTTTGGCGGGTGTCCTATAGGAAATCCGATTATTTGAATGGTGTGAATAATCCATATGGTAAGTTACTATCCGTAACTCCCGATATGGTAGTTACGGAGCATACTTTGAAAAGAATTAAAAAAGAAGCAGCAGCTTGGAAATCACCTGCAATCAATAAATCATTAGCCCAAAAGGTTAATAAAGCAGTGAAAAAACATTTCGTGACGGATCTTTTGAATGATCTCATAACAAAGAAGAAAGATTGGCGTATAGGGCTGAGATCAGCTATTGGTAAAGCAGTTGCTCCTACTCAGATGCAGGATCGGATTGATGCTCAGGCTCCAATCAAAAAGTGGCTTAAATCTATCTCTGATAGAGATTTGGAGAAAGTTCGGGATTGGGTAGAAGAAATCCAAAACAAAGGGAAAAGTGTTCAATACAAAACTAAACCGGAGGCTTGGAAAAGAGCAAGTACCAAAGAAGCTGGTGGTTTAAGCAGTGCTTTAGATTTATTGTTTTCAATCATAGGCCAAGGATCATCTTCTAAAGGTGAGAAGATGTTTAAGGATACCAAGAAAGCACTGAAAACTGATGAGCAGTCCAAACAGATGATGACAGGTGTTATCCGAAAGGTAGCAATGTCTTTAATACTTGACCAAAAGGAAAACACTGCTTTAAATTACATTATTATGGCAATGAGGAATGTTAAGGCTGACGGAGCTGCCAGGAACTCTATCTTCAAGGCTGCTAATATCTTAGGTATGAAACTTCCAAGTTCCATGTTTGCATCTGAGGACTCTGAGTTACGAGAACAATTGGTTAAATTAGCTAATGACAACCCTGATATGAGAAAACACCTGATTCCCATTCTCAAAGAAACTAATACCAAAAAAGCTAGTGCTTATATCATTGATGACCTCAAGAAGCTTTTTTCTGATGGTGTTAAGTCGGGTGTAAAAGAAGTGACTAAGTTTAGTGGCCCAACTCAACAGCACCATCAAGATCGGTTGGCAAAGGGGGCTGAACAAGGGTCTCTTGATTACATTTCAGGAATTCAACGTGATTTAAAAGTAATTGAGCGTGGTATTAAGTCTAATCATCAAATACCTAAGATGGCTTCCATTTCTTTAACCTCTGGGTTACAAGGGTTATATTGGGTAGCCGGTGAATTGGTTGGTTATGAGTCTGTGGAGGCTTTTAAGAAAAAGGATTGATTATGTGTTTTTGGAAAAAGAAAAAAGACCCTCCCCTTATATTCAAGGATTTTGGTGACGGCAATGGTGAGATAACCTGTGGTGGGAAAACCACAAAGGTTATTTATTTTTCAGAGGCTGCTGTAAAGCATATTGAAGCAGCAAAGAAAAGGATGTCTAAGTAATGTGGTGGGTTTACGTTTTACAATCTCAGCAACCTCGTGCAAATGGCCGGCCTGGGTTTCATTATGTGGGATGCACAACTGACCCTGCACGTCGTATAAGGCAGCACAACGGTGAAATCAAGGGAGGTGGACGTTACACCTCTAAACACCGCCCGTGGCTGCCTGTGGCCTTATACGGGACTTACAGTGGGCAATCTGAGGCTATGAAAGCTGAACGTGCCCTGAAACGTGGTAAGAGAAGTACTGGCCGGACTAAATGGTCAACTTCTGATTCTCCTTGGTGTCGAGGACTTGGTCCGAAAGACCCTTGGATCACTGATGGTATTTCCCCTATAGAAGCCTATAAGAAGAAGGAGTCTTTTAATGGATGAACGATTGATAAAACTAACCAAAGATGAAAATAGGAGATAACAATGAGTAATCTACGAGATAAAATAGCCAAACTGGCCAATGAAAAACCGGAGCTTCGGAAACATTTAATGCCGATCCTGAAACAGGCTGGTGATGATGATGAACTCTTAGTGTTCGATCTTTATCGTGGGATTCCAAGTGTTGGTAAGGAGTTATGGAACCAGATGCGGGAAAATGACCTGGATGATAGATTAATTCAGTTTTCTCGAAAACCGGGTGACTGGGGAGAGGTGCGGAAGAAGGTTCGGGTGAATGCCCTGCCCCCAGAGTTCCAAAAAGCAATAAAAAACAAAAAAATCCCAACTGCCGTAATCCCGACGGCAGTTGAGTTGTGGGCTGTGGAGTTTTCAAACACCCTGAAAAATGCACTGTTGGTTTTGCTCGTCCATAACCGGAAATTATATCTGGTCAATACGGAGGGGTATAATTATCCAAGATACATGGTGCAACTCACCTGACCCAGGAGAGATAAACAAAAGAAGAAGGAGTCCTTTAATGGATGAACGATATTTAGAGCTGTTCCCGATTATAAATGCAGCCGTTAAAAAATACCTGGTTCGGTCTAAATACATAAAACGAATCAGACTCAAAGGTAAAGACAAACACTCAATTCTATATAGTGTGGAATGGACATTTGAACCTAACAAAGCAGCTCCAATATCACATTATTTCTCAGTAAGTAGCACAGGGAGAACTCTTTATTTGGAGTTGGATGTTCCTGGATTTCATAGTCATTCATCACCAACGGAAAAGAAAATGGATTTAGAGATTGCTCTTAACCGACCGGGTAAAGTTAAACAAGTAATAAAAGATATTGCTCAGAACGCTGTGTCTGTAGCATCAAATGTAGTGTCTGATATGGAAAATAATATTCATCACTACTCCAACTTACAAGATAAAGTACAGAAGTTGGCCAATGACAACCCTGAACTCAGATCTCATCTTGTTCCAATTCTCAAAAAGCAGGCTGGTGACAGTAAGAGACATATTCATAATGCCGAAGTCTATATGGGGAAAGGGGATGAGTTTCATAAAAAACCCTTAAAAGAACAAAAAGCCATCATGATGAAAGCCATCACTAATGCTAAACAGAAATGGAAAAAGGTAGATGGTATCCTGACAGACCTGAGCAAATCTTTTGATGGACACCCGAATCCGGGTCAGGCAATGGCACCTATTGAGCAACCTGTGGATTACGCCATTGATGCTATCATGATTGCAGTGATCATAGCCAACAAGTACAATGCTAACAAGAGAAGTATGAAAGCTGCTATTTTCAAATATGATTCCTCAACACCGATAGATAAAAGGGTTCTGATTAGAAACCTTAATAAAGTTCTTGGGGGTGTTTCCAGAGGGTTCTTCACCGATGAGCATTGGAGAGGCCCCAAGAGAGTTTGGGAAGCTTTAAATAAAATAGGTATCACCTGGGATCAAACAAAGAACTTCTACGATAATAAAATGCCCAATGAATCTAAAACCTGGAAGTTTGAGCTTGAGTTTACCTCTAAAAAAGGCAGACCCGGTAAATTGTATGGCCACATGGTAGCCTCTGGTGCAGGGTCTGTAGCTGATCCTCTGAGTCGTTACGATGTTGTAGTTTATGTAGGTTAGGGAGAAATTGATATGTCAATACCAAATTTGAAACAAGTAGCTGACAAGATTTATAAAGCCTTAAAATCCTTAGCAGAAGTGGCATCAGTTAAACCACCTAAGTTCTATGATGCTATGAAGCCATCCATAAGTGGTAAATGGGTTATAAAGATGGAAGTCCCGGAAGTTCGGACAAGTTCTTTCTTCGTTCAGGTTAATATGGATGGAGTAGCTTGGTCAGGGGATCAGCCGTATCCTATTGAGGAAGCTATACTGAAAATTATTAAACCTCTTAAGATAAGTCGTCCTATGCGGTTCAAGCATATGTTAGGTCCTCAAGGATTACAGTTTCTGTGGGCTGGTAATTATGCCGTACATGCAAATTTACAGGAACAAGTACAGAAGTTGGCCAATGATAACCCTGAGATGAGAAAACACCTAGTCCCCATTCTGAAACAGGCTGGTGGGGGGATATATCAAATTTTCTTTGATATGTTTGGGAAAGCCTTTAAAAAATCTTGCACCGAGATGTACGGCCAATTTTATCGTGATTACAGTTGGGATGACATTGAAGGAGTGTCTTCAAGTATCAAACCAGGGCTTTGGGAAGTAGTTTCCAAGTACGGTCCTATGGTTGCAGTTTCTTATCATGCACAACCTACAAAACTGACTATTACTTGTAGTCTTCGAAATCTTCGACATAGGATGGAAGAAGAGAGACAGGTTGTTTTTTTAGAGAAGTTCTTAGCTAAAGATATGACTGAGAAAGATATGCAAGCCTTTATTATGAAATTCGTTATTAGCTGTGCTAAGAAGACTTGGAGAGGATAAAATGCCTAACTTACAAAATAAAATAGCCAAACTGGCCAACAAGAATCCGGGGTTAAGAAAACATCTGGTACCATTACTGAAAACAGCTAGGAAAGCCCCTGAAGCTTATATTACCATAGACAAGGATGCTATCTATTTCAGCTACAGCTATTTTTTACCTCCCATAGGTTGGGTTTCGGACATGGGTCAGCATCAACTGTTCTGTCAGAAATTATTGGAACGAACCATTGATGCCATCCAGAAAGAGTTTGGTGGTAAAACCAAGAAACGTCCGACCAAGATGCATTTTGCTTTGGATGACAATAAACGTATGGTTCTGACAGGTCCAGCTCCGGCAGCTACGGGTGTGCTTGGTATAGATATTGAAAATCTGCTTGTTGAGGATGGGGGAGACAAACGACCATTTATTAAAGCAGTCCAACAAGTATTCAAGAAATTAGGCTGGGATGTGAAAAGCTTAGATCATATGGCTATCTGATGACTAAAGTTGACGAATTATTCGATTCCAGCAATGACCCTCTCCCAACTCTGAGGGAGCTTGCAGCTTCTGAAACCGTGGTTGAACACCCTGATCCTGTGGGAGATGCTTTTGTTGCCCGGATGCCCGGGGATGAACCTCACCCATATGCAGATCCTAATCCTTACCTGTCAATAAGACCTGCAAAACTGCAAGAACTATTGATGGAGAGGCTGGGTACGGAGGATGAACGTCTGATCCGTCGAGCATTAACTGTCTGGGAACGAGTTGAAGGTGGTAGGAGACCTTAAATAACTACCTTTTTAATCTCAGGTTGGGTATAATCAAATAGTTGTGAGGGGTTGTTTCTAAATATGTTACTTATATTCTCCAAGTATTAGGAACATGTTTATGGACTGGAGTTTTTAATGGTAGATGAAAAAAGAGCAGGAGTTGGGAATCGTCGGGTATATTCTTATGTATCTGATGACGGGACTGTCTATTGGTCTCTTACTAAAGCCAAAAAGACTGTGTCCAATGGACAGCGTTTAGTATTACAGAGCCGTAATGGTTCACCGTTGCTTCCTTTCATGTCATATATGAGAGATCAAGCAGCTTTGATGGATAAAGAAGCCTCCACTGAGGTCAATGATGACACTCAGTTGGAAAATAACAAACAGACGAAAGGAAATTAGATGCCAGACAAGAAAAAAGATTTAGGAACAATCAGCCAGCCGGACGAGGAGACTAAATCAGGTCTTCCCACAGGAGATGACGAGAGCAAAACAGCTTCCGAACTTCCTACCGGGGATGAAGAAGCTCCTGAAGCTGATGTACCACCTACAGCAATTGGTGATGCCCCAGCAGATGACAAGGATGATAATCCTGATCCAAGTTTCTTAGGGACGATTGAAGAATCAGAACAGGAAACTATTATTGCTCTCCAACAGAAGCATCAGCAGATGGTGTATCAGTTGGGTAATGCAGTTCTTCAACTGTTCGGCTCAGTCGATCAAATCGGTGGGGTTTCTGAACAAATCCAAGGTGTTTACACAGGTATCGGCAAACGCTTAAATGTCGGTCCTAAAACTCGGTGGACGGTAATGCAGGACGGGTCTGTCCGTGTCGTACCGGAACAACCTGGCCCACAGGCAGTTCCTCCACAGGGAGATAAATCGGAGAAGTAAATGAGTGCATCAGGATGGGGTCCATCTCCAGGGGATCAGCCGTTACCACCTCAAAATGGTTCAGTGCAAACCCCCTATATTGCAGGTGTTCTTGACCTGAATTGGGATAACCCATCTCTGTTAGCTAAGAATGCTGCTTATACGGTAGTTGGGGTCAACGTCTATAGATCAGATGTCTCGGACCGCGGCCCTTTCTACCGGATTAATGAATTCCCCATCGGTGGGACGTTCTATCGAGATTGGACTCAAAATGTTCAGATTACGGAAGCAGTAACTTGGGCAGATTGGACGTACAAAGGTGACGGTCCAAATACTCGAAAGTATAGTTTCTCCACTAAACAACGCCCAATAGTCAAACAGATACCCGAACCCCCCTATGACCGACCCACTCCTGCTAATGCCGTCACAGAGGTAACTGTGACCATTGATGGTGTGGAAGTGACTCCTAACTCAATATTCGGCCCCACAGGGGAGATAGTCCTCATTAACCAAGGGTACTTTGATGTAGTCACAGAGAAAAATGTGGCTGCCGTCCTACCTACTGAGAATTCAGTGGTAGAAGTATCCTACTGGGTCAATCGAAACCATATCCGTTCCAGCTTGGATACCAGTTTATTTTACCGGTTAACTACTGTAGTCACAGATTCTGAAACCCCGAGTGGTTATAAAGAAACAGATTTAGAATGGTGTAAACCTATTCTATCGTCAGCAGTCGAGGATATGGATTACATTTGGAGAGAGGCTGTACGACGAAATGCTTGGATTCTCCAACAAGGTGGAGAACGAGTTAAGGTTTTCATTCGACGAACTACAGGGGTCACTTGTGATTGTGGTTTAAACCCCAGAACAAAAGAGTATCTTGGACAACACTCTCAACGATGTGATGTTTGTTATGGTACTGGTTTTGTTGGTGGGTATGAAGGTCCTTATGAGGTCATCATTGCCCCAGACGACTTTGAACGCCGGATCAGTCAAGGTATGACAGGACGACGGAAAGAACATAGCGGAGAAGTCTTTATGGGACCAAGTCCTGTAGTGACTCAACGTGATTTTGTGGTGAAGCAGACTAATGAACGATATTCTATTGGTCCTGCCCGACGGCCAACAAACCGTGGGAATATGCTTCAACAGCATTTCAATATTGCTTACCTGGACGAACAGGATATCAGGTATCAAGTGCCTCTTGATGGTACTTCTGAATTCGTCAGACCTGAGACTCGATATGGCTTCCGACAGTATCCTTCGATGCCTGTAGATGGGGAACTAAACTTCCCAGAATCCACAGCTCCTGACCAAGCAGCTTATCCTGAGGGTCCTGATTCTCAGACTCCTATGCAGACAGATAAAGAACCGTGGGCAGAGGGAACTCAGCAGAGAGGGCGTACTCCGGTTTGGGAATCACAAAATGAGTGATTCATTTAATGATTTCAAATACTTAGGTGAGTCATGCCACGTATAGACTACAATCGAATCAGGGCTACCTACGGGAAAACATGGGCTAAGACGGGTAAGGTCGAGATAGATGATTCTCTTCTTGATTTGATTGGGGATATATTAGTAGATACCGTTAGGATTGAAGCTAAGAATGAATTTGTGAAACGTGGTTGGAAGATGGAAGACCCTCAAGGTGGTCCACCTATCGGGGATTCTTTCAAGTATGAGATTCTCGGTGATCGAACTGTTGTACTCAATTCAAGTTTTTATGGTTTAGCTCAGTTAACCTCTAAAGAGGGTATCCCTGAGCGGAGAATGACTTGGTTGACTCAGCAAGGGCAACAGAGGAATGTTAAGTCGAAGGAGCAACGGGCTCGGGAATCTCGAATGGGGAAAAAGTTCAAGACTTCTTCCTCAAAGTCTCCTTTAGTTGTTCCTTTAACAACAAAGACAGGTGAAGTTATTTTTAGAATGGCTCCTTTGAAGATGGCCGATGCTTGGATTCATCCGGGTATTGCCCGGTTTAATTTCTTTGAGAGGGCTTTAAAAAAAGCACGGGTGAAAGTGGATACCCTTGTGACTGAATATTGTGGTAATGTCATCAGTGCTGGGATAGCCGAGGCGTTTAATAATGGTTGAAGCTCAAATAATATGTACATGCCCTTCGATCTGGATAGCAGATTTGAAGTTGGATATGAAAAAAGGTCAGTCAGCAACTGTCCCAGAGGTTCAGGCTCGTGCTTCAAAGGATCTGGAATTAGCTAATAAAAACGGTGGTGTCAGTGTCACATATATTGAACGATATAAAGAACTTCGACCACCCCCACAGGAGAGGCAGCCTATAGTTGTGAAACCTATCCCGAAGATTATTCAGCCCCCTAAAGTGGAGAAGATTAAGTTGGATGAGGATGCACTGGCTAAACGTCTGGCAGAGAAAATGGGTTCTTTACGAGATTCTAAAACGAATGACCTGATTGAGAAATTGATTGGGGAAGTTATATCAATGAAGAAGGAAATGAATGACAGACCTCAAGTTGTGAGAGAAGTTGTGAGAGAGGTTGGCCATTCTAAGGGTAAGATAAAGAATGATGTTCCAATGTTCATTCCTAAAACTATTATGGATGAAGCAGCAAGAGATGTTGATCTGAAAATTAAAGAAACAGTATCCGAAGGTAATGTTGATGAAGCTGCCGAAGTTCTACGTGCTTTACGGAAAAAGAAAAAGGAAAAGGTTTAAAAATGAATATAAATGTGGAAATAGATGCTACAAAATTAAACTGGAAACACCCTGACCCAGATACTTGTGTAACAGAAATAGGTTATTACACTTTGATAATAAATACAGGTGACAAACCACAAGCACAGGCACGAAAAGACCCTGAAGGTTCTGTAGTATTTATAAGTTTGAAAAAACCCTCTAAATATTCAAACTATTCAGAAGAAGAACTTAAAAGTCTTTTAGTAGGGGAGTTTTTCGGTTGGTTGGAGTCTAGGTATTCTGATGAACATTTGGAATTTTTAAAAGTTCAGTGGAAACAAGAGCATTCCGATTGTATTACCGAGGTTTTGAGATTAACAAACACATGAAAATGTGTTTGAATAGGTTAAAGGAGAATAAATCATGACCGATGAAACGAAACCAGAAGAAGCAAAACCAGCAGTTAAACCCGTCCCAGTTCCTCTAGGCATCGGGCTCGATATCGGAACTATGAATATTGTTGCTGCCCGTCGTGGGGGGAATGGCATTCAATCCAAACGGATGCGGGATGTATTCATCAGTTTACCTCTGACAGCCAAGAAGATGTTGAAATTGTCTGATACCAGCTTTGTTGAGCGGGAAGATGACGTTTTGATTCTAGGAGACGCAGCTCTGGAAATGGCTAATGTTTTTGGCTCTCAACCTCGACGACCACTTTCAGAAGGAATCATTTCAGCTAGTGAAGTGGATAGTCTGGAGATTCTCGGATTACTTATCAAGAATGTTCTGGGAGAACCCCGAACAGAAAAAGAGCATTGTTACTTTTCTGTTCCGGCAGTTCCAGTTGATTCTGATAGAGATGTTATCTATCACCGAGGAGTTTTTGAACGTATTGTTTCAGAGTGTGGTTATACCCCTCATGCAGCCAATGAGGCTATGGGGATCGTATACTCTGAGACAGCTAAAGAAGGATTCTCTGGGATCGGTATCTCCTTCGGCTCAGGGATGACCAACGTGGCCTTGTCCATCAATACTATTGAAGGTTTGACGTTCTCTGTGTCACGAGGCGGTGATTGGATTGATATCGGTGCAGCCGGCTCTGTAGGTCAAACACAAGCTCGGATATGTGCCTTGAAAGAAAAGGGTTTTGATTTAACTAAACCTATGGGTCGGGAACAAGAAGCTTTGGCATTCTATTATAAATCGGCCATTGATTATGCTTTGGATAAGATTGAAGAACGGTTCAAGTCTATTCAGAATCAATTCTCTCTGTCTAAGCCTATTCCTATTGTGATTTCTGGTGGTACAAGTAAAGCTGGTGGCTTCATGGATTTCTTTACCGAAGTTTTTGAGAAACGTCGGAAGAAGTTCCCTATTGAAGTTTCTGAGTTACGACATGCCAAAGAACCCCTAAATGCTGTAGCTTACGGGCTGCTGATTCAAGCTATCCAAGAACACGAGGATTAAGATGGAAGACTTAAAGTTGTGTGGTGCTCTACAAAAGATAGCAGACGAGAACCCTGAAACTAGGAAACATCTGATTCCTATTATCAAACAAGCTGCAAAGAAAACTATGAAGGTAACGGAACTCCCCCCGAAGGAACGAAAGATTGCCGAAAAGAAAATGGCCAAAGGTTATAAATACATATGTCAGTTTACTACGATTGACGGTGATTTAGATCCGATGTATTTCAAATCTCCAAATGAGATTGGACCTTTTAGGCGTCAGTATCAGAAGGACCACGGCACAACAAAAATAAAGTGGACTTTCAGATTAGAACCTGCAAAAGGTAAGAAATAAGATGACTGATATGGATGCACAAGCAGCTTTAGAGTATTTATCTACACCTAAAGGGCAAGCTGAATTAAAAGCTGCTTTTGAACGAGGTCGGGAAGAAGCTGACCGTATCAAGGAAGCTGTAAAGATGGGTCTTGATAGTTTAAGAGTCCCTTTTGGACCCAAACATGGGTGGGGTTTACGATGAAGTCATCTAATGAAAACGGGTATCCTGTTATAACACCTGTACCCACAGTCAAGGATCATTTCGAACACCTAGCTAGTGTATTTACAGATATAGAAAAGACTGATGTTAAGGTAACGAATGTTGTGATGACACCAGGGTTCTGGGTAAGTCTGAAAAAAGCCAAACATTACAAGGACTCTTGTGATTTGGGTAGTAGTGGTGGAGGTCACATTGGATATGTCTGGGGTTCTAAGATATGGCTTTCTGAGGTGGTTGCTGGTGGTGAAGTTGTTGCTTATGGAGAAGATGATCCGAACTTCTTAAAAGATTGGCCTGCCTTTGCTAATTGGGGTTTTAACTGGGGTTCTAATTTAAAGGATTAAATAATGAGTGGAGCTCTCACAAATAGTCATCCTTTTGTAGAGGAAGAACAACGGATTGAGGATATCCCGTCTTTCGGGATACCTACACAAGAATCTTTTTATGAACTGCCCGAAGGTGTTGTAGCTACTTGTGTTTTATTGAGTTTTGAAGATCCTTTTGAGGTTTTAGCTAAGTTGTTTGATTTTATAGAGAAAACAGGCCAGTCAGTAAAGCATGTGGTAATAAATCATCAAACTTGGATAAGTATGTTGAAGGCTCAACAAAGTATACGAAATATAATGAGTTTAGTTAATATAGGACTTAGCGGTTATGTGGGGTGTTTGTGGAGTGTTCATGTCTGGGTTTCCCCAAGTGTCTCTAAAGATAAGTGTCACGGGTATAGTGAGTATGCTACTGAGGAATTTAAGGGTGCATACCCACAGTGTATTGAATACTTTAATAAAAACTTGAAAGATTAGATTATGTCACAAGATCAAAGAGAAGCTGCACGGATTAAGAAAGTTACAGTTACCATCCAGCAGGACTGGGAAGCTGTTGACCCGGACAATTCTGAAGATGTAGCTCTGGCTACCAAACTCAGTGAAGATATTGTGTGGAACCTGAACCCGAAGCAAATGAACATCAGCCAGAAACGGGATGTGAATCCTGTCAGAGTTGCTGGGTCAGAAAAAATCGTGGAAATGGATGTTGGTCCCACTACTGCTACCATTTCAGGTGAACTGCTCGACTGAAAATCAAAGGATTAGATTATGGAATTTAAAAGTTTAGAAGAAATCAAAAAAGTCATTCCTGTCCCCACAAAAGAAGATGTTATAAGTAAATTGGTCGAAACGGAACACGACCTGCTGGCAGGGAAGAAGTTTGCAAGTCAAGTAGCTGATCTTTTTTCTGAGGTGGAAAAAAAGAATGGTGATAGAGTTGCAAATGTGGTTTTTAATGCCCTTACTTTTCAGGATTTTCGTAAAGCTGATCCTTACTTAATGGATATTGAATCTCAAGCAACGAGATTAAAAAATGGTTTGGTTGGGACATTGTGGGGAGCAAACGTCTGGGTTGCTGGAAAAGATAACCCTAAAGCATATGAAGAAAATGGTTCTGATTTTGCTAAGGATTATCCTGCCTTTAATCAGTTCCAGCAACAAATAGGTTTAAAATAATTCCCCTATGATAACAACCTCTATAGGAGGTGTGTCATCTATTTTAGATTAACAGAAGCATTAAAAAGCCGGTTCATCATGGAGCTGAGGAATTATTGGCAATACCATCCTCTGTATCCTGATCTTCCAGATCATATCATAGGGAAATATTCTTTCCGAGAACGCCCTTCCACGGGCATCATTGTGAAAGTTGGTGGGGGTAGTCATGTCATGTTATCTGCTGACAACTACATCGGAATAATAGAGAGTTACGTTCATCTGGCTCGATACAAGAATAAGCCTGGAATGGCTATTGAATGGGTACGTGAAGATTCTGTAGCTATTCAGAACAATAATGGGTATTTCCCATCCCGGGCTGGTGTCTATTATATAGAGCTGACTGAAGATAAAGAGTTTTACGTGGATGCTCTATTGAATGTCTACAATGAGATTATGACCTCAGTGGATACTTTCACATATTCGATGTCTGCCGTCCCTTTGACTGGGACAATTCGAGTTTTTGAGATGCCTGCTCGGTATCAACTTATTGAAGGTGAGAACTATTCAGTTGATGTGGACGGGCAAGGAAATCCGACAGGTGAAATTACTCTGACACAAGCTCTGACAGGTGGGAGATATTTGGTTTCAGATTACAAATACCCAACTGGTTCTCAGGGTCCTTATACTATAGATCCAGGCTTTGCAAACAACACAGCTATCCCCGGAGTCGTTCTGGCTTTTGGCAGAAGAAATAAAAAAGGTGATGTTCAAGCAGTGGTTGTTGAAGAAATCCGACGACCCGCTTCCTTGGCCTACGGAGGTAAATGGGAGCTCTCTATGGAGTTCGATGTGACGGCCAGAGATGTGTTTGCTCAACAGGAGATTGCTGATCAAACGGTTATCTATTTGTGGGGTATTCTTAGACCCCAATTATCCTCTGAAGGTATTGAAATGTCTGAGATTTCTCTTGGTGGGGAGTCTGAGGAAGTCTATGATGAGAATGGGGATGATTATTTCTATAATTCTTCGTTTTCTTTGACTGTCACAACTGATTGGGAGATCAATATTCCATTGAGTGCTTTCCTCCGTCAAGTGACCCCATCTACCCGAGTTTACTCTCAATATATTGCCTCGTTGACAGAAGATCAGTTGAGATCTGCCGGGACAGGAGTTCGTCAGGCAGAGGATATGGGATTGGAATTAATGAGAGACCCATTCTTTGTGGGTCGGATAGCTACTTTTGAAGTTATTCGTTAATTAGTTTATTTTCCCTCTATTCTAAAGAAAGGTTTTAATAATGCCCTTGTACCAATATCAATGTGGTTGCGGACTCAGATTTGAGAGTCAGGGAAGTATGGATAAACATGCAGACCCGAAAGAATGCCCGGACTGTGGAGAAATGGCTGAACGTCAGATGCCTGAAACGGTAGCTGGGGTTTTTAGTCAAGAAGTTTCTGGCCCTATTCCTCAGAACACAGGGATTTCAAGTATAGACACTCACATTGATCGAGTCATTGGACAGTCGGCTGAACAAGGCCGTAAAGCTCATGTGGTTCGTGTGGATACCAAGAAAGAGCTGCTTAGGAACAACCCGGATGCAACTGGATATGACATTACACAAACTCCTGATGGAGAATTCACTTTGATGTCTAAAGACCAAAGGAAAGCTCGAGAAGCTGCTTTGGCTGTCAATAATAAGGCTATGAACGCCATAGAACAGGAGAGGGATAAAACCACTCCAAAATAATTACTAGGCCACAAAGGCCGTGGAAAATACATACCGACCGAAACACCGACCTATCTTTTGAGCTTTAAAACCGCCGTTGGCTGGAGAGACAGACGAATGAACCGATAAACGAACGATTCAATTTGAGCTGAAACTCCGCAACGACTTTGTGGAAGAAACTAAAACAAGAGGTGTTCAAATGGCATTTCCAGGTAAATCTTATGCTCCTCCGGGAGTTTACACTCAAACATTCTTCGAGAACCCTGTTTCTGGTGCTATCGACAGTTTCAAGATTCCAATTTTTATTGGTGAAGGAAACGAATTTCTGACACAGCAGAACTTGGAACTTGTCCGAGGTTCGTCCCAAAACGTCGATCAGAAAATCGTCGGTGAAGACGAAGCTGGACGAGCTGTAGTTGCTATTACCGCAGCTGGTGTTGTAGCCTTGGGTGACTTTGATGGGACTTTGGATAAAATCCAAGTTCGTAAATACCCCATCGTTGATGGTGAAGGTGTTGGAGCTGCTTCAAACAGCCGTTCGGATGTGATTGTTACCATTAACAACCAGATTACGGTTGTACGGCAGGTAACGGGAGCCACTGGTATTATTCAGTTAGCTCAAGCACCCTCAGCAACGGATGAAGTTCGAGTAACATACTTCTTCAAACGAACAGATACTCTGGTAACAGATGATGTTAGTGACCAGGTTAATCCTGATCCTGCAATCGTTCGTAGTGTAATAGGTCTTGCCGATGCAGATTCTCCTGTAGGCCAAGAAGGTTCTGTTGGAGCCTATGCTGTTATAGATTTACACGGTGATATTACCAATGCTTCTGGTCAAGTTATCGTTCCGGCCAACAACATTCTGAACTTGACCATTGATGGTGTGAAATATACTATCACCTTGGCTCCAAGAACAGATTATACGATGGAGCAGATTGCTGCTGCCATCACAGCAGCCGGTAAAGGAACTCTGACAGCCAGTGCTTTCATTAATAATTTCGGTCTTTCTGCTTTATTGTTGAATGCCGATGGAAGCATCGTAGTGAATGCCGGGGCAGCAAATGCACCATTAGGACTCATAACAGGTTCTGCCGATACCCGAACAATAACCTTCTATACCTTCCAAGGTCCCATCGTTGATGGTTCCAATGGTGGTGTGACGACAACCGACTCTGCTAAAGTGGTGGTCAAAGTTAATAACATTCAGGTTATCCCGACAGCAGTGAACGGTTCTACTCGGGCAGTTACTTTAGCCTCAGCTCCAAAAGCTGGTGCAACCGTAACCATCCAATACTGGTTCAACGCCTGGCAGGATACATTTGATTACCTGCAACATAACAGTGTAACTGAGATTACCAGTTGTGGTGTAGCTCCTAATTCCCAGTCTTACATCCAAGATGCTGACTTCGTGCTTAAAGATGACAAGATCGTCTGGGGTACAGCAGCTCTGATTTCCAGTGGTGTTCATACTACTGGGGCTACGTTATTTGGGGACACTCAGATTACGGCAACCTTGATTGACAACAAAACCTTCCTTTCGGCTTGTACCCCAGTTGTACAAAGTAGTGGTGGAATCTCTACTGATAACCGAATGGAGTTTTCCTTGGCTTTCCAGCCGACTCTTGGTAATGGACGTAACACCCCCTTGGGTCAGAGTCTATTCCAAACAGTTTCCAACGGACGAATTGATATCCCAACCAACCGCCCTGACGTGGTGGATGTGTATTGGGGTTATGATATCCAAGATGCTCTCGACAGAGGCAAAGTTGATGTTGACAAAGTGGACGGAATTGTCGTCACTTTGGCTGAGGCCGTTCCTGCTGGAGCTTCTGTATTTGCTTCGTTCTGGTATAACCTTCTGACAGACAATGAATTCACCGCTGAGTGTGTAAACCCCGGAGCTTCCGGTGTTGGTACTTACACCATCATTGACAACGGTGACAACGATGTCTACGGAGCTACTTTCAATACCGGTTCAAAGGGAACTTCCTTGAACGGTGTGACTCTTGAATTCCCATCAGGCTCAGAACTGACTCCTGATCTTCGTTTTGAAGGCTTGTCAGGTGATGATTTTGTAGGTCCAATCGAAGAAATCGTTACAGTACAGTTTGCATCTCGTGTGGCTACTCCTGCTAAATGGACGATGCCTGGTTCTGGTCCTTATGAGTTCATCAATGGATACTCGGATCATCTCCGAATCAAACTACATGCTGCCGATGCTACACCCGCAACAGGTCTGGATTTGGATAATCCTTCCGGACATGATGGTGGGTTCTTTGCTACCTTGATCGGTAGTGAGGTAGATTACACTGGCGGATCTGGTGCAACCATTGGTCAAAGTTATTCTTTGGCAGCTGCCGAGGACTTCTACTTGCAGGTTGATGATGCTAACATCTTGGTTAAAACCTCTGCTACAGTATCTAATGTTGATGTCAGTTATTTTGCTGACGTTATCAATGAAGCTGCTAGTGGGCAACAAGGTCTGGCCGTAGTCGGTGGTGGTTTAAGTAACATCATATTGCCTTCTACCGTTTCTGATATTACCTCCGACGTGAACAACTACTATGTTGGTTGGAGAGTGGTTATCGGTACTCACGCTCTCGGTGGTGCAAGTTCTGGTCAGTTCCGAACTATCACAGCTTATAATGGAGCAACTTCCACAGCTACAGTAGATGCAGCATGGACTGGTGGTGCTACTGTAGTAAATACTCCTTATTACCTTTACAACCCAGATGCACGATCTACAATGGTTGGTGCAACTGAGTTTAATGGTCCTGTAACAATCACATTAGGCGGTCATGACAAACTGAACTTTGCCTTTAGAGGTGATGTAGAATCAATAGCCTTTGAAATTACCTTAGACCCAGGCACTTATGCTACTCCAGTTCTTTTGGCTGCCGAAGTCCAAACTCAGATTGATGCTGCACTTACACCCGGAGCAACTGGTGCAAGTGTCGAGTGTACAGCTAATGCTGCTGCCAAGTTGCAGTTTAAACTACAACTTCCAGGTTTGAATAGTGTTAGTTACTTGCAATTCTTGAACTCCTCTGGCTCCCCAGACGATGATTTTGCAATCCTAGCAGGTTTGGACACAGCCGCATCTTTTGGTGGTGGTCAAGCAGCTTTGATTCAAGGTCCTATTGCTCGGTCTTATGTCTGCCCATCTGGTACAGGAGATCGTAAACTCTATGACCGCCTTGTCCTTCGTAACAGATTGTTACCTGGTGGCGGACCAAGCAGCAGCATGGATGCTCATGATATTGAAGCTCAAACTGCTCTCCAAGTTCTTACTGGTAATACAAAAGCTGGTTTAGTATCAGGTGTGTACGGAGAAGCTGCTCGATCAGCAACCGTTCGTCCTGCTACAGTATTTGGTGATGTCGGCCTCACAGGTGATATGGATACCGATGGTGAACCTCTGGTCACGTTCTACGATGGCACAGGAACACAAGCTGCAAATGACACCTTTAAGTTCGATGTAGATGGAACTCCTGTTGAAGTAGCCTTTGATTCTTCAGCTACTGGAGTAACGACAATTACTCCTTTAGGACCAATCTCGGATGACACTTCAATCTTGGGTCAGATCAAAGTGGCTATGGCTGCTGTCCCCGGAACTCCTTTCGGAACTGCTGCTAACATTGTTAGCACCCTAATCCTTCGTCAAGAAGGTGCTGGTATCCGTCTGACAGGTCTTGAATCCAGCAGCACTGCCAAGTTGTCTATTGGTAGCAGTAGTGCTAATGGTGTCTTAGGGTTCTCGTCCGGTGCAACTTCTCTCCGTGAGACTGTTTCCGTGAGAACCTTGGCTTCAGCTTTGATGGCTAACCGAAACAGTAACTTTACAAACTGGCTGATAGATATTGATGCTACTACAGCTTTAACCTTTTCCCTTTATGGTTTGGCTGGTGTTGAAGAAGATAGTGTTGGTGCAGAATTCTTGTACTTGCAAGATGCTCCTTCACTCATAGCTGAGTTAGGAACTCAATCCTCGATTGAGATCAAGAATACAACCGGCCTGATTGATGATGCTTTGGCTTATCATACTGGTCTAAGTGCTAAAGATGGTGACGGAGCTTCGGGTGAACCTGCTCTTGATGGTTTCTTCGTGAAATCAAGTGTGAGTGGTGGATCTGGTTCCGTTGATGAATCTCTCCTGAACCCCGCTGCTGATGGAACAGGTCAAGATGGTATCGTTGGTCAAACTTACCGAGATGAAGTAAGTGGCTTAACTTTCACTCTCCTGCCTCGTGGTTGGAGTACTGATCCAAACGGTCCTTGGCTCCAATACCCAACGGGTGTAAATGCTACTTTCCGTATCCAATGTGGTAAATCCTTCACAACGGATGCTAACATACCTCATAACTCTGTCAATGGTGTCGAGCTGATTGTAGCTAATACCGTCGGAGTAACAACTGAGGATACAGCTCTGGTAGAAACCTTCGAGCGTGGTGGTGAAGAACCTTCAATAGGTGACTTGTACTACACCTCTTATGTGTACCAGAAACAAGACTTCAATACGGGATTCTTTAGCAAGATGTCCTCCATTGAAGAAGCCTACGGTACAATCTCGACCGACAATCCTTTGTCTATGGCTTCTGATCTGGCTATCATGAATGGTGCTGTCCTCTTAGGGCTGAAACAAGTCCCAAGAGAAACTGGTGAGTCATATGCCAGCTTGACGACCTACAGAGATGCCATCAAAGATTTGGAAGGCACATTGCCAGGTTACATTAATCCTGACATTATCTGCCCGCTTCGTGGAGACTCAACGGACCTGTATCAATACTTGAAACAGTCCAACGAACTGATGTCCTCTATCCGATACAAGTCCGAACGGACTTCCATTGTCGGTATGTCGGCAGGAAGCTTACCAGAAGATGCTGGTGATTTGGCTCAGACCTTGGGCAACACCCGTATGCGTTTGGTTTATCCTGACATGGCTATCGTTTCAATCACGGATGCTTTGGGTACCAGTCGAGATGAGCTGATGGATGGTCCGATGTTGGCAGCAATGCTTATTGGTTCTGTCATTAGCCCGAACCTTGATGTGGCAACTCCTTGGACTGGCCGACGTTTGGTTGGTGTCCGACAACTGGGACGTATCTTAGATGCCCCTCAACAGAACTTGTTGGCTACTAAAGGTGTCACGATTCTGGAAGATAAACCTCCGTTCATCAGAGTACGTCACGGTTTGACTACTGACATGACGAACGTGTTGACCAAGTTGCCGACCATCATCATGATTGCAGATGAAGTCCAACGTCAGTCAAGACAACTTCTGGAGAACTTCGTAGGTATCAAGTTCTTGCCCGGCGTCCTCTCACAAGTTGAAGGCCGTATGGCAATGCTCTTGAAACAGATGGTGAATGCCAAGATCATAACAGCCTACACAGGTGTTAAGGCAACAACGGCAGCTGACGACCCTACCGTAGGTGAAGTGTCTGCTTACTACAGCCCAGTATTCCCACTGTTATACTTGGTCTTAACCTTCCACCTCCGTTCCAGCTTGTAACCTAATGATTTCAAGCACTTACAAGCTTGAGTAGAAAGTTCTTGACAACCTCCTAGGGTCTTGGTAATATGACTCTAGGAGGTTTTCTTATGGGTGGTCCAAAATCTAAAGCAACACAAGAAGAAATTTCAGCAGCATTTAAAACAGAGGAGCCTTACGATAATGTTGATTATCTGAAAGGTCGGTTGGTTCAGGCTGGTATTTTAGCTAAATGAAAATATTTGGCTTAGTTTCTCCCACTTGTGGGTTGTTGAGGTAAGGAGGTATCAATCATGAAAACAAGGATTTTAAGAGCGTATAACTCAAAAGGGCATCCTGGACTTTATAAATTACAAGTCTACGGAGGTCTTTGGCCTTTTGCAAAATGGCATACTGTTTATGCTTTTTTTAAGAAGGTAGATGGAGAATTGAAAACTCAGGTAGTTAAAGAGTGTAATCTGGACACATTACCTACAAAATGGAATGAAGGCCCAGAAGATTACATTTGTGAATTTAGTTGGTCACAGGTAGTGATGGCAAAAGAGGTCTATTATTTTAAAACAGAAAAAGTTAAAACCAAGAAACTTTATAAGTGGGAACTATTGCAAGAAACTATGACTGACCGTAACAACGGCTAACCGAGAGGCTCAAACAAAAACCCCGACCATTTATTTGATCGGGGTTTTTTTGTTGGCTGGTTGACTCAAATTGAGTTTCTAGTCAACCAGTCAACTAGAGTTTAACGTCTAATACTACGGAAACCACCAGCTCGTTCGGCATCAGCAATGACTTCTTGTACCAGTTTCAGATGTTCTTTGAGTCGGTATTCGAGATCTCTGAGGGCTATCTCCTCGTAGGAGTCTGAGCTTCCTTGGCCTAAATACCATAGTGTTTTTTGCGTTTTCAAACTCAAGGGTAAGATGAGTTGTGTAGGCATGTCTTCAAACTGTTTAGATTTCTTACCAGGGGTAACAACTTTAACAGCAGGGGCAAAGGTTATCGGGGCTTTGACATCCGGGGCTGAGGTAAAGGTTATTGGAAAAGAAGTTAGTGGCATAACAACTGGTTTGGGTTTCATTTTCTTCGGAGCAACATCAAGGGCTTCCAAATCTTTCAGAATGGCATCAACATCAATACTTTCGGTAACAGATGCAACTTCTTGGTCAGAAATAGGTTCTTGATACGGGACAGCTACCCCGTTTGGTTCGTCAAGTTTTATAGGGTCAGGTTGTGTTATTTTTTTATAACACAACCCTATTTCTTCTTTAGAAGGCATTAGTAAATCAGACAATTCTTCTTTTCTAAGCCATACTAAGAATCGTTTTACTGATGTATAGATAGAATGCATTGTTGATTCGGCATAATCCGGGGAGATGTGTGTAAAAAAGTTCTGGACTGATTCTTTAGTAATATCTTCGGGTTTCGTTTTCTTACCGACAACGTCTGCAAAATCCTGAATGTGGTTCCCGTGGCTTTTTTGGTGAGTTTTACTTGCACGTTTGATTTTGGGGGGGAGATCTTTCAGATGTTGTTTTACCGCTGTTTTTAAAGTTTTGGTCAAATTGTCCTCCTTCACCCCATTATCTGTAGGGGTTGCTAGTATTTCTGGGAATTCTAATGGGTTAAGGTCACTTGTTTTCGGGATGAGGTTTGAAACATATTCGTATTTTTTAGCACCTTCCATACCTGTATCTTTTATTTTGAGAGAACCTTCAGCCAAAAGTTGGTCAATCCCTTTTTTGGCATCGGTTTTTGAAACTTGGAAAAAATCCATAACATCCTTTAATGTTGGATATTGAGGATATTTATTGCCAGAGTGAGCCTGTTGATAACAGTACCGCATGTAATTCCGAACGATACTTTTTTGCCAGTCGTTTTTAAAGTTGGGAGTAAAGGGATCAATACTAGCATACCCACCAAAACATACTTTTTCAATATGCTCTCTTAATAGGAAACTTGGTTGATATCTAATGACACCAACACCATGTGTTATGTCAAGAAAACCTTTTTGAGTTAAAGACTCCAGATATTCTTCTACAGACCCTGTTCTTAATTCTTTAATACGAATAGGGCGGTTCCAATTTTTATTTGCATACTTGGGATCTCTTAAAAACCCTTTCTGAAAAGCCTCGTTTTTCTTTTCTTTTTCTTTTTTCAAAAAAGAACAGATTTCTACATCTGTCCAGTGGCCGTGAAAGCCATCACCAGCTTGAAGCATAACTTTGAAAAGTTCAAATCCGTGTCTGTTTATAACTTTTAACATCTCTATCCTTTCGAGTTCCTGTTTCTTATTTTCTTATACCCTCTTTTTTCATTTTTATTTAAAACAGCACTTGACAGTGGCATTTTGATGGGTATAATAAGAAGCATGAAAGGAGTATGCCGATGAAATATACTATGAGTGAGTTAGCGGAAAGATCCGGGGTGACAGCCAGAACGATCCGCTACTGGATTGGAGAGGGTCTCCTGAAAGGTCCTTTGGGTGGTAAAGGGCATGGAGCCTATTACACTGACGACCATTTGAAGCGTCTCCAAACTATTCAAGAAATGAAAAATGGCCAAGGAGATCAGGAAGGGATGACTTTGAGGGATATCAAGTCTACTCAAGATGGTTGCAGTAATCTTGAGTTCAAAGTTACTCGTCCGACACACATTTGCCCTATGGATGGGGTAGACCTAATAATTGCTGAGAATATTCCGTTACATTACCGACGTGCTTTTATCCAAGCTATAGTTAATGTAGCCAATTCTATTACAAACAGACGAAGGAGTTAAGAGATGAATCCATTTAATAATGAAGAAGAACCCAGAGGAAACGTCCTCATTGAAGCAGGGTCTGGTTTAGCCGTCCCCCTTACTATGCAGAGGATGGATTTAGCTGGTCGAGTAACTCCTGCAGGAGCAATGCTCAGAGTAACCCATCAATTCAAGACTGAGAGTGATGGTCCGATTGAAGCTATCTATACATTTATGTTGCCCCGGAACGGTACGCTCAGACGATTCATCGTCAAGGGTGAGGATTTCGAGGTTGAATCTAAACTGGAAGTTCGTAAAGAAGCAAGAGCTAAATACGAAGAAGGTGTTGAAGCAGGCCATCTGTCCGTTTTGGCAGAAGCTAACCCTGATGGTATGGTCTCCTTGTCCGTTGGTCAAGTACAACCGGATGAGTTGATAACGGTTGTGATGGATATCATATCTGGTGTGGAACTCAAGGATAATACTTACAGATTCCGATTCCCGTTCACTTTAGCTCCCAGTTATCATGCTAGAGCTACAACTTCTTCGACAGGGAAAATGCAACTACCGACAGATGTATTTGGTGATCTTATTTTACCTGAGTGGAAGGATGATGCCAGCGGTCTTCATCAGGTATCGTTCACGATGAATGTTGAAGCAGCCGGTAAATTAGATTGCGTCTCCTCACCATCTCATCGTATTCAAGTCAGACCAAATGGAGAAGGTTCTGTTGAAATCAAATTGTCAAGTGCCGGAGATATTCCGAACCGTGACTTGGTTATTGATGTGCAGGCTAAAGAAGTTGAAGCCTCTGTATTTGCCGATACTAAGCTCGTCTCCAAGAAGACCAGTAAAGATGATCCCAAGATTCCGAAGGATGCTCCCCGATGGGCAGCTCTTGTCCCATCGAGCCTGATTCCGAAGATGAAGACAACCCCCAGAAGAGTTTGTTTCGTCTTGGATGATTCCGGTTCAATGAGTGGAGCACCTATCAAGCAGGGAAGATTAGCTCTCCGAGCCTGTTTGTCAGCTCTTAGGCCGACAGATGAGTTTGGTCTGATGTATTTCGGATCAAATTACACCAAGTTTGATGACAACATGGCCAAGGCCACCGATGCCAACCGGAAACGGGCAGATAAATTCATCGATCCGATTGGTGCTAGTAGTGGTGGGACAGAACTGGCTGCGGCTCTTGGAGCAGCTATAAGTATTCTGGATGGTTCTGGTGGGGATATTTTCCTGATGACCGATGGCCAAGTGTTTGAGTCCAGTACCATTATTGAACAATGTGCTGCTGCTGGGACACGAGTTCACGTTCTGGGTATTGGATCAGCCAGTCAAGATAGATTCCTTGCAAGTCTTGCTCGTCGAACAAATGGTCAGCAGGGGATGGTTGGAGTGACCGAAGATATTACTTCTAAAGCATTGGGACTTTTCAATGCTGTCAGGCAACCTGTCCAGACCAATCTGAAAGCTTATGTTGTTACAGGTAAGAAAATGGCTCAGGAGCATGAAGTAGATGTTATCTGGGACGGTTATCCTATTTTGCTGACGGATGACGGTACAACCGGTCTGAACGCCCCCACAGCTATATCTTTTACATGGGGCAAAGGGAAACAAGCCAAGAAGGTCAAAGTTCCTATGAATTACATCCAAGAAGTTCCGAATGGTCTTTCTTGTCTTCTGTATGCAGGTCGTCAGGTTGAAGATCTGGAGAATGCTATAGATGCCGCTCTGAAAGATAGCCCTGCCAGAAAAAATTCAGAAATTATGCTGAAGGCTGTTTCAACGACTTACGGGCTGGCTAGTCAAGTGATGTCCCTGATTGCCGTTGTAAAACGAGCAGGGGATCAAGCTGGACAGCAACCGGAACAGAGAGTTGTGGCCGTGGGTACTCCTGAAGGAATGGCTAACCGCCAAAATAGTAGGGGTATGCTCCGTGGGATGCTCGTTGATTCTTGTAGTGTGATGCTCGTTGATTCTTGTAGTGTGAGTGGAGGAAGCAGTACCCGTTATGGATCTTCACCATCGGTTAATTATTGTGCTCAGACCCTCGGATTTATGGATGGTGAGCCTGAGAGAAGTACACAACCACTAGGTTTCAGAACTAGAACCAAGAGCTCTAGCTTATCAAGTTCGATAACTAAGGATCTTGAGAATCTTAATGATTCCATTACTGCTTATAGTGCAGATGAGGATTACGGTTTGGTTTGTTATATAGTCAAACTTCAATCTGATGGTGGTTTACCAGGCCTTACTCGGAAGAAACGTGCCCATGAGACGGCTATTCTGGCTTTGGCTGCTCATATGGAAGATCAGGGCAGTGATTCTCCGAGCTACAGCCTCCATATAGAGAGGATGCTGGAATTCTTGAACCATTACCTTGACCTGAATGCTGGTAAAGACCCAAACATGGCTCTTTTGGTTGGGATTATTGAAGCAGGTCAGACTGCTTTAAATGAGGATTGCAGACAGATTCTCTGTAATAGTCCAATGTCAGGTGACTCTGAAATAAACTGGGCTCACCTATCAGGTGCTTTATCCAGCCTCTAATCTCTACAAGTTGTAGTAATCTAAAGGAGTGTTCTCTCACGAGGGCACTCCTTTTTTCCATTTTTGGGTTTCGTTATATTGCTTATATTGCCCGTAAGAGTGAGGGTTAGAAATTTATGACTCTCCCTTCACCTGTTAAATAGGTGTGGATCGAAACCGTAGATGGAGGTCTTTATAATGCCGAATCTTGATAACAACACAGCAAACACCGGAGTAGGTGGAACATCGTATATGTACGATTACGGGACAAGCCCGAACACCAGAACTGCGGTTAGCCAGAAAGTTCGTATTCTGACACCTCATGTTGGAAATACAACTACGATGGCTCAGATGGGTGTGCTGTCTCAATTTAACCCCTCACAAAGCAGAACTGTTGAGCCTGTACGTGGTATAGGTTTCGGGGACAAGGTTTCCGAGCTGGTACCTTCCGTAACAGAACCGACAACTGGTAACTTTGAACGAGCACTCTTATACCTGTGTAACTTGTGGCAAGCCACTGGTTATGCTTCTGGTGTAGATGGCCCTGTTCGTTCCTTAGCTCATCACAAATGGCCTTTCGATGTTGAACAGCAAGTCGTGTTCAGTTCATTGGCTGATGAGGATCTAGGCGTTGCAAACATAGGTACTGGAAATGATGCCGGTACTTTCGATGGTGGTGTTAGCCAAGTCAATTACGGCAAGGTTACTCCAAATGAGAGCGTTACTGTTCCTGGTAATGGCGATCAAGGACATTCAGCCATCATTACAGTATACGAAGCCTGCTGGTTCAATAGCTGGTCAACCACTTTTGCCAAAGACTCTGGCCTTATTATGGAATCTGGTGATGTGACCGTTACTGACGTACATGACTTTGCTTCTATCTATGGTGAGTTCATGGCTACTGGTAATGACCCAACGGTCGGACAACTTGGTTCCATTCGATATGCCGAATCAGGCTTCGATGTAGCCGGTGTTGGAGGCCGAGTAAACGTAGGTGGTGAAGGCCAAGGACTCGTAGCTTTACAACAACCATAAATCCATACTTTACTCTAACTGGGTAAAGTACAGGTAAACCTGGGAACAATCCAGCAGCCTGTTAAAACCGACATACTGACTGATAGACAAAAATTTTGAGCTTTTTACCTCCCCTCTTGGGATGGTTAGACAAATAAACTGACTGACTAACATGCTCATCTTGTGCTATCTAGGGCTGCTAAGGTTGTTTCCCTTTACAGAAGGGAAATACGAATAAATGGAACAGATTACACTTGATGCTCTGGAGAGTGCCCTCGCCCCTATCGAAGCCATCGGTAAAAGTGAGATTACTTTCAATGTAAACGGGTCGGACTCGAATACTATCGTGACGCTACGGATGCTTCTTCCAGAAGAAGGAATCATGGCTCAGAGGTATGCTTCGGAGGTCTTAGATGATAAGAATCAGAAAAGCCACGATGCTTTGGAGTATCTGGAACGGTTCAAGATTGGCCTTCTTTCTTATTCTCTGGTGGCTATAGGTCCTCTCGATCTTCATGATGTTAAATACATTGAGACAGGGGAGAAACTAGAGACAGGAGTAGCCATTAAGGAACCTACACATATTGCTATGCGTAGACTACTCCTTCGATGGACTCAGGATATCCGAACTCGGATGTTCAACAAACACTCTGAATTATTAACCAGAGTCGAAATGGCTGCCGAGAAAGCTATTGAGTTCGACCCTGTTGATCTAGCTCTTGAGATTGAAAGAGTTGAGAAACGTCTTGAAATGTTAAAGACGGCTCAGGAACAAGATCCAAATGCTGCTCCGTCCATTATTCGGGATCAGGTTAAAGACATTGTTAAAATGGATAAAATGGATTCTCAAGGTCGTCGAGAAGCCGTTGATAAATTGAGGGATAAACAGGCCGGTATAGTTACACCACAGGCGGAAGAACCAGTAGCCTCTGAGCAAGCTCCCGAGCAAGCTCCTGTAAAAGAGTCTTTTTATGAAGATGTTGGCACACCTCCTCCTGAACAAGAACCACCCCAAGCTCAACCAGAACCACTCCAAGCTCAACCTGAACCTCAAACTGCTCCCCAACCTACTCCACAAGCTCCGCCAGCATACCCAGATCAGTCGTTTGTTGATACAGGGGATACTGATGGGATGTTAGCTGCTGTAGAGGCTGAGAACCAGCGTTTGCTGGCTGCTCGTGCCGGAACTTTACCACCTGCTCCCGGGGCTATGAATGCAATGAGGGCAGAAAAGGTAGCCCAACAAGCACCTCACTTGGCTGCCCGAGTAGTAAGTGAAGAACTGCAATCTGAGGAACTCCAGATATTACAAGCTACTCGTAAAGCAATGGCCGAGCCTACAGAGAAGCTAGGAGATGTTGATGTTTTCAAAGCACCTACGGAAACCTTGGATCGTCGTCCCCCTGCTGATGCTCCCGTTAGATCGGCTGCTATAAATAAATCTAACAATCCTCGGTTCACTCCAGTTAAAAAAGGTTTGTAACTTATGCCACCATTGCCGAAAACAACACCAGAACAACGATCCTTATTATATAAGGACGTTGAAGATCTGATAAGTATGGGATTCTTGTCTCATTCTGTCAGTGTTGCTGGGTCACGGTTGTCTTTTCGGGCTTTGACTTCGGGAGATCTTTTCCTACTTAGAACTCACGGAGAAGATTTGGATTGGCAGACTTGGTTGGTAGCTTCATCCGTTTGGATGGTGGATGGTTATAACCTTTTAGGAGAACCTAATTCTGCATACCATATTCATAAAATGATTAAGAAAGTCCCTCCTGCTGTATTGGATGTTTTATTTAGTATTGTCAAGGGGTTATTCCTTCGGCAGGATAATGCTGTTGGTGCAACGGAGGCTTATTGCTATGAGAATGTTTCACGATTTAGGTGGAAGGCTGGTAGCCGTTCTTCTGTGGGGGGTAACTCAGGAATTCAAGGGTCAGAACGGTTTGGGCTTAACTCTGTAACACAGATGTGGAGTTTTTTTAATACTATTGAGGATAAACGTGAATATGATGAAACTCAATGGAACGGTTTTAAACTGACAGCTTCGGCAACATCCCCTAAAGGAGTACAGAAGATTGATAAACAGGATCGGAGTCGTCATGAACAAGAAGAAAACCGCCGGCAGGATGTGTTGGATAGGTTTTATTATGTTCGTCGAGGGATCGTTTCTCCAGAATCTAAACCAACAGATAGTAACTCAATTTCCATTCGAGCTAAGTCTGTAGATGACCTTGAGGGTGAGATGCAGCGGTGGGTAAGTGGTGATGAGGATTTCCATGATAAGGTCGTTACTAAATATAAGACCGATATTACCCATAGGTATGACACTGAACGAGAAGACCGAGAAGTCCGACGGCAGTTGTTACAAAAGAAATATGAAGAAATGGAATTAGATACACGACCACAACCTCTGGTTGGTTATACTTTGGATCAGCTATCGGAGGTTGTAAAGAGTCGGAAGCCAGGTGTGGCTCAGATTCAAAATAACTTTAAAGGAACACAAGAGAAAATGTATCATCGTCATTTGCATCAAGCTGAAAAAGGTCTATTGAAGTCCGAAGGGGATCGTTTAGAAGCCCCACCTGCTGATATGGCTCTGATGGATTTGATCTCTGATCGAAAAGTTTCTTTCAAGGTGGAGGATTGAGAACATGGATACAGTAACAGCAGCTTTAGCTTTCACACTTGAGATGGAAACTAAGAATATGAATAAATCCATAACTGAGATGAAATCTATCCTGCAGAAAGGCACACATGACGCAGTTTCCAAAGGTTTGACTGAAGGACTTTCAGGGAAACAAATGCAAAGAGCTCAGAAAACTATGGAAGCTAATGCTATAGAGATTTCTAAAATACAAGAAAAAATGCATGATGAGACCCTGAAAATTGAACTTTTCAAAGATAAGTCCAGTAAAAAAAGACAGTTAGAAGAAGCACAGTTTGAAAAAGACCGTTTAGGTAAAGACCTGAAGAATAAAGCTGCTGCTGCACAAGATCAATATGACAGGATTGATAATCTATCTAAAACACTTGATGCAATGCATAAGAAAGATGAGAGTAGTCTCCAAGCTACGGTAGGAAAAACTGTTGAGAGTTTCGGTGAAGGGATGCATGAGATTTTTTCAGATATGTCTTCTGGGGATGTTGGTAATATTCTTGGAGTTATTGGGAAAGGTGCTGCTAAACTTCAGCAAGTACAAGCTAAAGCCGTAGCTGCTAAAGAAGCCGGTGCCGGTGGAGGTATGGCTAAGATTGCTGGGATAATGTCTAAACTAGCTCCTATTTTAGTGACTATTGGAGCTATAGCTGCTGGGTTTGCTGCTATCGTAAAAATCATTATGGATGCCGATGCTGAAGCCAAAGGACTTCACAGAACTCTATTAGAGGGAGGGGTTTCTGTTGGAGATATGGTAGTAAAAGCTGGTGATCTTGAACAGTCTTTTAAGGATATCCGAGAAGCTGCTATAGATCCAACTAATAACTGGGATTGGGGAACACAAGCAGCAGATCAGATGAAAATTATCGGTGCATTCAATGAAACTGGATATACTATGAAGGAGATGGTTGAGAACATAGGTAAGGGTGAGACGCAAATGAATGCTTACCAGAGAGCTACAGCTTCAGCTCTGACATATTCAAAGCTATTAGGTGAGTCGGCAGAAAAAGTAGCCCAAGATATGACGGGAATGATGGAGCAATTAGGTCATTCATTAAGTGGTGTTCGAGATAATTTTGCTGCTATTTATGATGCTGCTCAGATGAGTGGTTTCGGTACTAAACGGTTCTTTGGGATGGTTCTTCAAGCTACTACAGGGATGAGCATGTATAATGTTAGACTCGAACAAACTACGTCTATGTTGGTTAATTTGAGTAAGATTCTTGGAACTAAGTTCGGAGCTGATTTTTTCCAGAAGTTGACAGGCCAGTTTTCAGGGGATAGTGCTCAAGAAGGTATGAAGAAAATCCTGTTACGTGGTGGAGAAGCAGTATCAGCTACTCTACAAAGTCAGGCTGAATATACTGCTGATGGGGTTATGGATATTTTCAAAGGGCATTTAGGAGATGACTTTTCTAAGGGGTTGAAAGATATTTTTGGTAAAGAAGGTACCAAGTTGGCAGACCAACTTGGTGATGCTGATACCAGAGGAGAAGGGATTACTTCCCTTGTGTCCATGTTAGGGAAAATGAGTGGTAAGGATCAAGGGGCAGCTTTTGTTGAAATTGAGAAGAAGATAGGTTCTGATGCAGCCCGACAATTCCAGCAGTTGCTGATTCAGACAAATGGTATCAATGGCTCACAGGGAGAGCAGATAACAGCTCTGAGGGCTCTGGGTCCGGGTGGTGTCTTGGCAGATCAGATGACTAGGATGATGAAAGTAACCGGGGCTAAGAACATGTCCGAATTAGGAGAGAAGCTGAGTGTTATAAGTCAAAATACGCTTGAAAGTATGGATGGGATGGATTCTGCAAATAGAGATCAAATGTTAGCAATGGCCACGAGCACTGGTGCCCACTGGAGTGATATGAAAAAACTCCAGGAAAGAATGGGAGCTGAGGAGTTTCAAGGTAAAGAAGGGCAAGCCAAGTTGTTAGCTGAACAGACAAAACAAATTAACACCTGGGGAGCTACTGCTACTAAGGATGGTAAAATTTGGCAATCTAAGTTAGATAAAAACGGGGAGATTCAGAGAACTGGTTTTAAAGCACTGGAGGATGAAAAAGATTTGTTGATGGGCAGAGCAAAAGCTGATGAAAATATTAAAGAGATAATGACTGAACAGGAAGCCTTGGCTAAACTGACAGCAGATGCTACTACAGATATGAGTGCTTATTTAGAAATGGGTGTCAAGTATTTCCTGAATGGTATCTATAATACTACTCAGAGTATTTTAGGGGCTATAACAGGTAAGAGCTTAGAGCCTGATGAAATAAAAGCAAGGGATGAGGCATTAAATAAGCAGCAAGGTATTTCATCGAGTATTGTTGATTTGATAACTCAAAAAACAAAACAAATTGATAAGGTCCGACGGGAAAAAGAAAAAGCTAGTGGACCAGAAAGAAAAGAACTAGAGAAAGAGTTAAAAACTTTACTGTCTGATAAAATTGATGCAAAATCACAATTGAAAATAAGTCAGAGTATGGAAAGAGAGCTTCTAAAGATAACAGGCGGTGGTTGGTTTGGTAGGGACAAAACAACACCTGTTATGGAAAAAGAAGTCCGAGAAAAAGTAGTTAATGATCAATTAGGGCGTACCGAAAAGATATTGCATAAGACGATGAAATCAGACACTCCTGTAGCTTTCAATGAGCAGAAACTCATACAAAGATTACGGAAAAGTAACTCAGAAGAACTGGATGCATTATTAAAATTAAGAGATGAAGGTAAAGATTACAAAGAAAAGCTCTACGAACTGGGTGAAGAGGCTTATCAAAAACAGATAGAGGCTGCAAAGACGTTATCCCACCAAGAAGGTCTTGATGCTGACACACGTCAGAAAAATCAAGTAGAAGCAGATCAAGGACAAACCACTAAGGAGAGAGCTTCTGCTTATGCAACGGCTGATCAAAAGGAACGACTCCGAAGGATACTTAGTGGTATAACGGACAAGAAAGTTTCTGATCGGATGGTAAATCAAGTTATAAATGGAGGACAGCTTAAAGGAGTGGACTCCGAGCAACTGATGAACACGCTGGATGCTTGGAACTATAAAAACCAAACTGGCCTAGAACCCCCAATAATACAAGGTCAAGATTTCATAAGCACTCCAAATGGTCAGCTTATAAATCCCTCAGATAAAGATACTGTAATGGGATTCAAAAAGAATGGTCCTATAGCAAAAGCATTTGGTAAGTCCGGTGGAGGTACCGTTAATAATTTCAACCTTTACAACGATGGTCAGCAGTCTTTAGCAGCCATTGTAAAAGCTCAACGAGCAGGAGTGATAGCGTAACCGATGGCTAAGAACCCACCAGTTTTCCGTTCGTCTTTCATGTCACCAGACGATGGATCAGATGAAGATCTCGGTATCAAACCCGTGGTCTTTGATATACTTGCAACTGACAGGGAAACATCCATCCTGCCGGATACGATGAAGTTGGTTCTTCATGTGAATCCTGAGACTATGTCTATTGGTTACACCAAGATCATTGAACGTATTCCAACTAAGGGTGGTTTTGTCGAACAGCATTTCGGTGAGGGTATAGATTCCTTAGAGTTTAATATGGCAACTGGTGGCTTCATGAGATTGTTCTCAGGGCTTTCAAATATTACAGGTGGTCCCGGAGCTCTTGATGTAGAAGGTAGCCGTCGGGAAACTATTGCATATGATAAATACCTTGATGTGTTGGCACTATTTCATAACAACGGCTCTGTCTACGATGTGACTGGTAGGATTGTTTTTCAGGGTTTTATTAGTGCAACTTTTGATGGTGGTGTTTATCTGGGATTCTTTAATGATTTCAGTGTGGTTGAGGTTGCAGACAAACCATATCAATTTGCATTAACGACCAGTTTTACTATCCAACACGAGCTTGTTAGGATGCGTACAGATATGATGTACGGTACAGAGGCTTCGTCAAGTTTTCCTGTATTTGATATACTTAATCCTGATCTTTTGGATCTTGGCAAACGGATAAAGTGAGGGCATTATGGCTGATATAATTTCATTAGAAGATGCCACAGCAGATGGTGGAAGTCCCTCGGCAGGGGAAGACCGAACAATGCTTATGGCTCAAGCGGTATCTAACCCACCAGCTCCCGTAGCATTCCAGTATTTGAATGTTGGTCCTGAGATGGCTATTGAAATGGAAAGCATCTCAACCGATCAGGTTGACAATTCTGATAGTATGTTGAGGAATCTATCTCCTTTTGTAATCCAAGTTGAACCTCCTGCTTCTTTCCAAGCATATGCTTCTAACCCAGCATATGCCAACGGCCCTAGCATTGGGTTGTATGACAGAGCAAACGGTACTTCTAAGAGCTATCAGAAGGCCAGAGATGCTCTTTTTGAGAGTGATCCTTTGAATGGGGCTGCAAGTACACAGACTACAATGAATCCTGAAGATTATCTGGTATCAATCAGTGAGACAGAAACCTTAGCGGTGGGTGAACAGGTGGGTTCTCCTGACCCAAATGCCGATTTACCTGTACAAGGGCAATCTTTATTACCGGATTTGCTAACTGTGATGGATATGAAGCTCCAAATTGCTAACATTATGAAGATTCCCCCGTTGGTGTTGCTGATTAATCCAACATCGTTCCAGATACAGTACACGAAAATCCAGCAATATCAGGATCGTAGTCGGTACGGGTACATTCTTCATACGTGGGGTGAGGATCAAGCTAAGATTTCATTTACGGCCAAGTGCGGAGCTTTCATATCCGGTGGCCGTGGGGTTCACGTTGCCAGTCGGAACGATTCAAAAGCTTGGCAGAATATGCAGAACCTGATGAGGTTTTACAAAAACAATGGTTACATCTATGATACTATAGGTAAATCCAATGCCCATTTACACGTAGGGGCTTTATCCATTCGATACGATGGGTTCATTTACTACGGCTCTATGGAATCATTTGCCTTTGAATTCAATGAGGACAATGAGCTTGGTGGTATGGAATTTAACATTGAGTTTACAGCCAACGGGATTATGGATACAACTTCTGATACTAATATGGTATATCCGATGCGGTCACCTTTACCGAGCATTCTTGATTCCCGATATATGGGTTTAGGTAACCAGAATCGGGCAGGAGAATTTGCTCTTGGAGAACATGGGATAAAGACTCAAGGGAGAGAAGTGAGTCCGGGAGATGCTTTTGAAACTCTGGTTCCTCAAAAAGCTGCTAATCTTATAGATCCCACACAGGGGACTGTTATCTCTAATTCAACACAGGTTGGGCAACCTATCGGGGATCAGGCTATTCAAGAACCGTTAATAGGGGGTATTGCTGGGGAACTGAATCAAGTTGACCCAGTTAATGTTGCCCCGTTTGGAAGTGGCTAATGAGTTTGGGATCAAGACCATATGTAGGAACATGGCGGTTAAACCGTCAGCAAGTTGTTCAACACACCCCAGATTGCTTGGTGTATCTGAATGGGGACACAGCCTTGCCAGGTTGTGCTCGTTGTAATAGCAGAATTGATATCCAAGAGTTCATTACAGAGGTGTCTGTGGACGCAGGAACGGACCCTGGAGCTACTTCAGCTTCATTTACCTTGTCAGTACCTGTTCACCATCATGATTCGTTTGCAAAGGACGCTCAGTTCATTTTACGACCTGGGTTAGAAGTTCATATTTATCAACGTGGGTATTTCCCGGTCGTAGGTTTATATCCTGAAACCGATGAGAAGATGCCAGCTTATCCGTACTATCATGTTTTCCACGGGGTTATTATTCAAGTAGGTGGTTCTTACAGTTCTGGTGTACAAACCTACTCCGTTCAATGTGGCTCGATGTTACATTTCTGGCAGTTCCAGCAAGTTAGTACAAATGCAGCAATATATGCAAAAGCTCCAGATGAGTCCCATAACAAATCATCCCCAGTAGGCCATAACTACACAGGTCAGCACCCTTACGAAATCATTTGGAATATCCATAACGATTTTGTCAGTGCTGCTGCTGGTATAGGGTTTGCTTTATCCAACCAGACAAATGTAAATGCTATGTTTGGAAACAAGTCTCTTTACTCTTATACTGCTAAGTATTGGGAGGAGCGGTTTCGGACAAGTACTATCCGGCTGAGAATGCACGGGGCAACAGGGACGTTATTTAATGCTGAACAAGCTGCATTCATGGGGAGAGCTTCTAGTAAAGAACTTCTGAGGTTAGTTAAAAGCCGATTTAACCCAAGTAATACAGGGTCGGAATCGGGGCCAGCCCCATTCAGCGGTGCTAAAATCAGAGGCTCTTGGGCACCAGAAGTTTTAGATTCCTTTCTGTGGTTGGATAGATCTTCTTCTGGGAGAAAAAATATTGGTTTGAATATCGTAGAGATGCAAGCTTTCATTACTGATATTGGGATGTTTGGTCAATACAATGAATTTGAATCCACTTATGAGAGTAAATTGGATATTGCCAATAAAATTTGTGATGTTGCAGGGTTTGAGTTTTATCAGGATGTGGATGGAGATTTTGTTTTCAAACCACCATTTTATAATATGGACACATCAAGCTCACGGACTTATTGTATTGAAGATATTGATATCATTAGCATTAACTTTGACGAGAAAGAACCCGAAGTCACCTACATGACAGCCAAAGGTGGCCAATATAAGAATACTGTTGGTGCTGGTGGTGAGAATGAGTGGGGTGTTCGTGGTCAGTATGTGGATTACCGTCTGGTAGCTAAGTACGGATGGCGTCCCGGAGAGTTTGAGACTGCTTACATCAACGATAGAGAGGCTATGCAACATGCTGCTGCTAACCAGTTAGATATTATGAATGCTGGTAGTCAGTCGGCTTCTTTAACTATCCCCCTACGCCCTGAAATCCGACCGGGGTTTCCTGTGTATATCCGATACTTGGATTGTTTCTATTATTGCACCTCAATGTCCCACAGTTTTGTAGTCGGTGGGCAATGCACGACAACTTTACAGCTCAGTGCTAAGAGAGCTAAGTTCTTTGCTCCTGGTGATGTAGATAAACCCAAGGCAGGGATTGATGCTATTCGTTTAGATAACCCAACGATGCCACCCAGACCTCTCCAAGTAGAAAACAACATGGGCTACCCAACCCTGATGGGGTTCCCGAATACTGTTATGTCCCTTGATCCTAATAGGATTGATCCTCGGTTATTATTAATGGGCGGTGGGGTTTTTAACATGAAGAATCCTAAGATGATGCAGGGATTTCTTCAGATGGCTTTAGATATGAGGGTTATCAATTATGCAGGTGGGGCTGATTCGGGTGATTATTTTGAAATGCAGATGGGAGAGAATAAGACAGTTGTATTCCATTACGAGATGGATGAAGCCAGTCAGCCTGCAGGTACTCATCCTTCAGCAATAAACCCTACGAATGCTTTTGATTTAGATGCTGGTGTGAGTGAGTACAAAAAAATGGTAGTGAAGCGTAATGCTACTCAAGCAACACTGAAAATATCCATTGCTGCCGGACAGAAAAATGTGGATGAGTTAGCCCATAAGTATACGGCCATCCCAAGTGATAATAAAAATGCAGCCAAGAAAAAAGCAGCCTTAAAGAAAGTGCAAGAAGCTGAGAAAGCAGTAGGAGGGCTTCTGGATAGATTGGATGTTAACAGTGCAGCATTCCAAAAAGAATTGGATGGGTTGGATAGTAAAAATGCTGATGCTGTGAAAATTATTTATAAGATTGTTCAGGAATTAACGGATTCTAAAGATGGTTCTCGTGAAGATATAAATAGTACCAGTTTCATTTTAGGACTTCTTGCAGATAAGAAATCGACTCTGACAAATGCTTCTATTCCCGGATCTTACCGATATTATTCGAGTTCTCATCCAACTCCTGCTCATCAAGGGATGTCGGGACTTACGATTAACTTTACTGATGATGAGGGTGATATAACACAACTTAAAGCTTCGTTCTTAAACCCTAGACTTTCAGGGGAAGGTTTCCTTAAAGAGGGTCCGCAATCTCCTTTAAATAAGGCTATTGATTCAAAGTTTGGGCAAATCCCGGTAGTTCAAGGAATTAAGATTTTAGATGGGAATCCTAATAAAAAAGGTGGGGTTATCGTCCCTACTTCTGAGATCAGGGCTTTGGCTTTCTCTCCTGTGCATTATATAGTTCCGAGAAAAAAGACTAAAACTAAAGAAGCTCCGAAGGCAATGAGTTTATCAACCAACTTCTATGCTAATTTAACAGCCTCCGCCGTGTCTGCTGTATCAGGAACAGGGGCTACTACAACATTACAGGGTGCTTTTAGTACTTGGATTGCTGAGTTAAATTCTCAATTTACAACTATTGCTCAGGATGTATATTCAGAAGTTGCTCTCCCTTTGACCGTCACGTTGGTCCCAGTGAAGATCAAAGAAAGCATAATGAGCCTTTCAGATACCCCTGATAATTTTAAATTGAGTGGTAGTAGTGTCGAATTTAGTACAACCCGTACAGCAACTGGGGCTGCCACTAGTAGTAGTGTTGAACCAATTAAACAGTTTAGCAGCAGTGAAGGCATGTCTGTAGGTCAGTTCTGGAATGTAGTTGCTAAAAACCTTGTGAAAGCTTTAAAACATCAGCTTGATCTTAGTGTTGATTCTTGGAAAAAGAAGGTTAAGGAAAATGTACCTGTTGTAAATGTGAGTGAGGGTGACGTAGATATTTATCAAAATGCTGTAACAAAGTTTTTTACGGTGTTCCAAGGCGTCTATGGTCAAAGTAGTTCTGGTAAGACTCAAAAAACGAGTGCTAGTTTAACTAAAGATGTAAACACTTCCTGTCCTGTTTTCCCTGTCTCTGATGCCCGTGGGTATGAAGTATTCGGGGCTTTTCAGTACGGGAGAGGGGTTGATATCAATCCAAATGGGGTGTTCTCTAAACTAGCTTTAAGTGGGCCATTAGAGAAATTAGACGTTGCAACTAAGAATGCATTTATGAGTACGGCTTTTGCTTCGGAGGGGACTCTGGAGGGTAAAGAAACACAGGCTCTCGTAGATAGTTTAAATAAAGCAAATTTAGGAGATTCTTCCTTAACAAGTATTCTTGCTAAAGCCCCAGTTTTAGAGGGTGATGCAGCCAAGACTCAGCTATTAGCTAATGACCTTCGGAACTGGTACATAAATAGAAGAGATGCTGTAACTAAGACTCAGGTACAGTTAACAAATGCTGCTTACACTTTGGCTGATCTTAAACCGGCTTCTCTCAGTATTTGTAATTGTAAAATGGCTGAGGCCAGTATCATTCTGGAAAGTGCTCAAGAGCAAGAGTTTGTTCCTGTAGTCGAAGGATTCATGGAGTTGCAGGGAGAAGATCCTGTAACAGCTGTTCAAGTTAAAGGTGCAGCAGCTGCTGGGGCAAACTGGACATTACATCAGCAGGCTTTACGTGGAGAAGTTTTGGATAAAAACTCTAACACAGCGAAGGACAAAATATAATGAGTAGTCCTATCAACCCAACATCTAATAATTCCGGGTATACAGGTGTCCCTTGGGGTTCTTTGATGGCTTCGGTAGCCAGACAAAAGAAACGTAAAAAAGATATGACCCCTGATAACAACTGGGGTCTGGGTACTGCTAAGGTTATCAATATCAACTATGTTGAGATGTATGCCACTCTAAGAACTCTAACGGGAGCTTCACAGATTTTTGATAGAGTCCCCGTCCCTCTCACATTCCCTGGTATCGGAGCTCGTCATTTTTTTGGAGCTATGCCTGAGATTGGTGATCGTTGTGTTATCGGGTGGATGGCTTCTGAGAGTATGTCCGTGGATAGTACTCGGACACCGGTTATCTTATCTTGGTTACCTCAAGGCGTATGGACAGGGCAGGATTGGGTAACGGTCTCAGATTTCGGTCCTGATGAATATGACATCAATAACCCGAAAGATATGTCGAGTTTGCGGGGGGTTTACTCCCAAACTCGACACAAATTACGACATATCCAACCTGGTAATATCGTGGCTTCGTCTTCTCAAGGCTCTGATATGGTTTTGGATGAGAGTGTGACTCTGGCCAATCGTCGAGGAAACGAGCTTATATTACGAGACCAAGATCAAGCTCTTGTGGCCAGAAGCCTTCAACAATTTCATGCTATGGCTGGGGCACGTATTTATGCCGGTATGGTCCAACGTGATGCTCGACTCCTGCCTGCAATGTGTGTATCTGACGGATACGAATGGGATAGTAAAACCCAAGCTTATGCAGGAGAAGCTATATCAGACAGCAATCTTCCTCCTGATCCTCAAGCAGGAGAAGGTTTTTATACTCCTTCTAAAATATTTCAAAGACGACAAACAACCTTTGAAGATGGCAGCATAGCAGGTCGTCCTTTCCCAATACCATCTTATCTTGACCCCTACTCTTTCTTACAGAGGGGTGGGATCATTGATCATAGTGGTTACGTAGTAGAGGATAGTCATATCCCTGTAGTCAGTGATGCAGTATATGGCGGAAAACCTATCTTTAGAGTGGCTAATCAAGGACTTGAGAATGCCACGACTCAACCTAACACCCCTACTTTGACAGAATACAGGATCGAAGTTGCTCACACATCAGATGGCCGTCTGCCCGTAACCGAACAGACGGACTTGTTTGATGCTGAACGACTCTTGGACAGTACTCCTGAAACAGGGGGGTCGTCTGCAAACCAACCATTTATTGAATGGGTTATAGGTTCTGTAGTTGGTAATGACCCTTATACTTCTAAAGGTCAATTAAGTTATGGCCTGCCCTTGGTCCCAATCATTTTTGACGGTGATGTCCCTGCTCCCAGATTGGAAGCAGCTAAAATCATGGCTACGAATGACGGCGGTACTTCAACTCCGATGAAAGATCAGGCAGCTATGTTGTTCAGGATGGCTCCCCCAGAGGGAGGTGCTGAAACATTCTGGTCTGTCAACAAACAAGGGCAATACCGAGGGTTCGTTGGTGGTGACGTTAAAAAGGATTCCGTCCACTTATACACTCAGGGGAATATGAAGATTGGATCTGGTGGTCGAGTAGACATCTATGCTTTAGGTGGTGTTCATTACCATGCTCTGGGCAAAGCCAGCTTGGAACTGAAATCTCCTGAAGGAGCAGTTACGATTTACGGTGGTGGTCCTATTAAGACTGCTGAAACCACAGTAGAACGTGCTTCTGGTACGGGTGGTGGAGAAGGTGATGTACCATCCGTAGACATCGGAGCTAAAACTAACATTCGAATACAGGCTGAGAAAAAGATTCTTCTGAAAAGTAACAACCACGAGACTCAGGCTACCAATGTAGCAATCACTGGCCATGAGAAAGTTGCTATCAATGGTACGAAAACTATCAGTGAGACAACAGAGAATTATCAATTAACGGTCAGCTCACAGGCTTCTGAATCATACAGCGGACCAAAGTATTTAATGCCTACTAATTTCCCACTCCACGAACGGGTTTATACGAGCCAATACCCTGGTTTCACAGGTGAAAAAGTCAAATACACTATGTGTGATCGTGAAGAAGAATTCAAGATTCTCGGGAGTCACTCCACGAAGATGCAAATTGGAGATATGACGTATGAGACTAATTTAGGGAAGTGGTCGGCAAAGGCTCTGGCAAACTCTCTTGAAGTGGATTCCGCAGCAGGGATTACGGGTGAGGCCAAATTAGGAAATGTATCTTTCAAAGCATTAGTGGGCACAGCTACCCTGTCAGGGATGGCCTCGGCTACCTTGGAAGCAAAAGCTGGTATAGCAACAGTTAGTGGTGGGACAGGTGTTACCTTGAGAGCTCCTGTTACGGGACCAGATCAGGGTCCAATTATCTGTGCAGGTTCTTTAGAACCTTTTACTAATCTGCCTTATACTACTTGGGGTATGGGTGCAAAAATGCATAATGTGACGGCTTAATTATGGCTATTAACTCAGGAATTATTACAGCAGCTTTGATCTCAAACCGAATGTCGGGAGGACTCCCGATGAGCGGGCCTGCCTTTGACAAGTTGGCTTTGGGTATCGGAATAGCTGTTCAAACTTGGGGTGTTGGGAATCAATCAAATTTAGGTTTAATTGGAGCCACAACGGGTACAGTAGGAGCAGGGATTATAAATCCTGTCACAACTAAGTTAGTTGTACCTCCGGCAATGCCGGTTGTGTTACTTGCTTTGATAGGAGCTGGGATGGTTGGACCTTTAACTCAGCCTTTGGCTGCTATAGTAGCACTGGGGATTTCTCAGTCTTTTACAATATCAGCTCAGTATGCTGGTCCTTCGGCAGGAGTAGGTTTGGGAGCAGACGTTTCAAAAATCACGACCTCTAACGGGTCTACTTTAATTACGGCTTTAATGAATGCCCTGACGGCAACTTCTGGTTCAGGTTCTGGTTTGTCAATTATGGCAACGGGTCTTGGAAATGGGATTGCTAATTTACTTATGCTTGGAGCAGGTATAGGTTCTGTAAATGGACCCCCAGCCCCCGCACCTGGTGCAGGAACTTCAAAAAGTATGGTGGTATAGATGAGTTTCCAATTTGACGGAAAAGTATTAGAAGGTGTACGGCAATCCCCAGTGAATGCTGCCACCACAGATGAACCTGGAACGGCAGTTATCCAAGATATCCGACCTCTGCCCCAAACTTTTGAATTAGATGCCCCGGATTTGGTGTCTGTAGCTGCCGATCAGTATCGGGTAGCTGCTTTGGACACCCCTGGTTCAACCGTTATGGAGTATTTAGTTTGGGCACAGAATTCAGCTCAGTTAGCAACTGTTGATAACCCTGATTGGTGGACAGATGGTGGCACTGGTGAGGTACCTACTGGAGATTTAGATGTTATTGCTTACCCTGCTACAGTTGATGAGGTTACACATACTGACGGGACGGCTAATGTTGTCATCGAGGATGAAGGAAATCGGAGCATTGGGTCTATTTTATGGCTCGTAGTTGCTCGTGGTGACGTGGAATACGATGATGACGGTTGGGTAGACTCCGATGATCCTACACAAGGCAGAGAAGGAGATAACCCTTACCTTTTCTGGCAGATTAATACTGCAAATCAGAACCCTGTATCTGGGATGGTTACTCTGACTCCTGCTCAATTAGTTCTTTTGGATGGAGGTCTTTCCATTGAACGTGGTGATAGGATTGTCAAAGTTGGATACACAGTAGCTCCCCCGAGGTTCTGGTGGACTCGTAACGACCGGTATGAACAGCGTTTCGGATGGAACGGTTCAACCCAGCGGTGGGAACCTTGGAAAGGTTCTGGGGTCAAAGAGTTGGGGTATCTTCTTTTAGATGAAGCCTCTTTCACGTTGAGTCCAAAAATCCAAAACCTCCCAGTTGGAGCAATTCTTCCGGGTGATGGCACACCTTCAGGTGCTGATAAATACTCAATGATCCGACTCGGTTCTGATCCCGGAGTAAATTCAACTCCGGCAGCTCCAAGTGATGAGTGGGCAGGCATTATGGTTAAACTTGATGATGCCGTTGAGGATTTCGATTTCAGTCAAGCCGGCACTCTGATTGCCGTTATGGGTCAGACCAATGGAAAACTGGTATTTAACCCGGCTTATGTGCTGCTTAATGCCGGAAATAAGATATGGTACTCATACAAGAGTTTTAATGCTGATGAGGATGGTGTCATAGGGAGCATTCAAGATGCTCGAACAGATGATTTGTATCTGGCTCCATTGCCTGGTCCAACTGATGCTCCACTCCTTCGGTACGGCAATCGGACGTACCTTGATGCCGTGACGTTCAATACTGACGGTGAGATGGATGCCGCTGGTGATCCTGACGAGGGTCAGATATATTTGTCCTTATCAACTGGACGGTTGGTACTTAGTTACGTTGATCTCGGTAAAGTTGATCCTGATAATACTGCTACATTTTCTAAATACTATTTTGGAAACAAAGTGGTCTACGATGGAGTAGCTCTCTGTCAACGTCCTCAGCCGACAAAATCTCCTGTTCGTTTAGTAAATGCAGCAGGGAATCTCACAATAGATGCCTCTGATGCATACCTCCCAGATTCAGAAACATTACCGGACAGTTATAATCCTTCTGATTGGAACGATGCTTATAGAGGTTTGGGTGTCTCTGGGATATTACAAGTTCCCGATGAGTTGGGTGCTTTACCCCAACTCCCAACTGGGGGTAGAGAAGTCCCAGTTCGACCAGGTGGTGATAACTATGATGATGGAACTAAAGACCCGAACATTGGGATGGTGAGAGCATTAAAAGATACCGTAAGTGATACTATCATCTTTGGTAGGGATTATGCTGTTGCCGAAGTCATCCCTTACAGAATCCCAGATGACAAACCTTCAAAGATTCGTAGCCCACAGGCTTACGTCTGTCTTCAAAAAGATCCTAGTGACCAAGGTTCTGAAGTTCAATTTAGCCATACAGATGCCCATCGATTGAGTGGTGATTATATTTATTTTCTCCAAGCAGCTCTGACTCCTGCTATTTTTTCAATAGAAGCTAAGATTTATTCCCGGAACAGAGACATCTTCCGTTTCGATGGAGATGAGATTTTTTATTTTAATGTGGATTCAGCAGATTATAGCTGGGACCCAGTTGCTTTGATGGCAGCTAATCCTGATAATACCTATTTCACGGCAGAGGAAGTAGCCGAGGATATGGCTACGGGTGCTCCTGTAACCGCTATGAATGGTCGGATTATTATCACTGGGGCGGTCTCGGTTGAGATTGGTTTCGGTGGGACTGATAAAGACCTCTCCGGTGCTACAGCCTTGGGATTCCTCCCCGGTTGGAAAGCTGTTGAGGGTGTCTCTTGTTGGTTACCTGATTCTGGGGTTAGTGTAGGTTTATCTCGAAGTCCTGTTAATCTGGATAAATCGAAATCAACCTGTGATTTTTCTTATGTCGGGCGTGTCCAAGATGGTATTTTGAGTGATGGCTTACAGCCGAATCCTTATTTCTTTTTCATCAATGCACCCTTACAAGATATTGCTGGGTACGATGACAATCTATTCTTCCGCTTGATAAGTTATATCGTTGATGGAGATGCTGTTAGAGTCGTCTTTAAGACTTTAGATCATTACAAGGACATCATCTATCGGTTCGGCCAGAAGAAGTTTGATTGGGTTGCTGAAGATTCTTATGTCCAACCTGTCGAGCAGGCTCTTAACACCCTGACATTAGGGAATGTTGGGGTTGTCCCCGAAGCTATGGTCGGAGCTCCTGGGATTGGTGGTGGTCTGTATGTGAATTCTGGGGAAGGTGGTTTTGTTCTTCAAGCTCAGGATGACGATTATATCCTACCGTTTGAGGGTGCCCCCGGAAATGCAACATTGATTCATCGGTTTGGTAGAAGAGTTCAGTTTGGTGCTCAAGGATCGTTCTCCGCCGGATCAGATCAATTTATAGATAACACCGTAGACTTCACAGACCCTGAAAAGGAAGTGCTTTCAGGTTATAGGCTCAAGATCACCAATGGGGATGCTGAAGGTTCATATTATATCACGGCTGTTACAGAACATACCCTGACGGTTACCCCCTCCTTCTTATGGGCTTCCGATCAGCCTGCTGCCTGGGAGTTGTTTGAGGGTTATACTAAAGATACTTACGACCCAATGGTCGTAGCTGATATGCTATATCAAGAATTCAACCCCTTAACAGAAGAACCTTTTCAGATTCGAACATTGTCGTATGTAGGTAGGGTTCTTCCTGATTCTGCAACACAAGCAGCAAACCAATTAAAAGCCAATATCCAAGGAGCTTTGTCCAGTGGCCGACCCATTAATGTGCGGTACGGAGCTGTAGCCCCGACTGATTCAAACACCGTTGCTTTAACTTGGCTGACGAAAACTGATTTAGGGGTTATGGAAAATGGTTTGTTGATATTACCTGACGTAACTTCTCTCAGGTTTACCCAAGAAGCATTCAGCATTCAAGTTGGGACGGTCATATTCTCTCATGGTGACCCAATACACCCCTTAGTAGGTGTTTCGGCCTTCAGCGTCGACCCTGGAGCTTCTATAGAGTATCTGACGGTAGATACTGAGTTCCCAAAAGGGCAGTTGAAGTTTGGTACTGAGGTTCTGGGAGCATATGCAGAGAGTCATGTTTTAGTTAATGATGATTTCCTTCCAGCAACGGAATTGGCTTCTTTACACGGTGAGATAAGTCCTTTGACAGGCCAGCTCAATTTATCTGAAGTTGACCTTCTAAGTTTTGCCGGAGAGAGAGCTTACTTCGTCGAGCAGATGGATACTCAGGAAGACCTTTCTGTTCAACCTATGAGCGGTAGTGTTGCTTTCCTTCGGCCTTTACCCAAGGGTGTGTTGGTTGAGATGGTGTATTATGCTGCTGACCTCGAAGGCCGTAAAGTACAATATCCTGTCCTTCGATTGGACGGGACTCCCGTACAAGATCAAACAGAAACTCGTCAGATCACAGAATTCCTGCCAGTGTTTATCCGAGACGAAGTGGCTGAACGAGAAACAGATCGAATCTTTTACTTCAATACGGACTATAATACTGTTTACTCTGACATTGACCCGATCATTTACATCAGATCCGCCCAGCAAAACTATAATGAAACCAACTGCTTAGTTGATTATATGCCAGATGGCAGAGGCCGATTGACGTTTATTACGTATGATGTTACTTCCGATGTGAATGTTAAAGTTACATATGCTGTGGCAGAGTCTCAGGGTGGAGAACGTGCATACGAAACCAGCACGAAACCAGTCTATCGTCCACCTTTCTTCATTACAGCCGATCAGAACAGATTTGGTTTACACGGAGATAGAGAGAATGAGTTTGAAGCAGGCCAACTGCTCAGGTTTGGCAAAGAGAATTTCTATGTAAAAGGAACTAAGTATTACCCAGAGGTATCCGATTCGGATGGGAACGTCACAGGAGATATTACCGCTGTTTATATTTTCCCTCAGACTATTCAGGAAGTCGGGAGTCGAGCTCCTGCTCGTGACGTTCTGACCTTGAAAACTCTGATGCCTATTACTCCCGTAGTTGATCCTAATGGAGATGTAGTTGGACCGAATGGAGAAGCAATAGCAGTCACGACAACGGCAGCCTTGGGGTTGATGTTTGAGGTAAGTATTATAGAGTATCCGTTCGAGCCGATCAATCGTGGTCAGACAGACATTGCATTCAAAGGAAATCTGACAAGTTTAGCTGTCCCCGGCCATATCCTTGAGTTCGGTGGTATCCCTTATACTATTGCTGGAGCTGAATTGTCTGATGATGGTTCACGAACAGTTATTTCGATTGCAACCGGTATCCGACAGGCTTTCACTGTGGCAGATGACCCCACCGTTCGACTCACATGTCGTCCTGTATATCCTCCTAACGTGGTGGATTTGCTGGGGGTTGGGCAGTTTGTTCCTGAAGAAGGGTATGAGCTGGTTCAGTATGGGTTGACAGATGGAGATGATAATGTTCTTCCGGGGAAAACCTTGGTAGACACTGTGGATTATGCCTTTGATCTCTCTAATGGTTTGGTGACGCTCTTAGCTCCTATCCAAGAGCCTTTGAATGCTCCCGAGTCATTGAAGATGTCCTTTGTCAGGCTTCGGCAGTTAGCCCCTTACGTTCAAGAGGGTGCTATTATCAGGCCGACATATTCAGCAACCTATCAGAATATAATAACCCCGAGTGAAGACAACGGGTTATTGGGGGCTACATTACAAGGACGATACACGTTCCGTAACCCTGACTCATTCTATTTCCGAATTGTTCCAATGACTCAGTTCCTCGTTGAAGTGACTGAAGAAGTCATTAAGGAAATCACGAGTAAGCAGGCAGCCAGCGGAGCTCCTCAATCTGGTGGTGGGGATGATAACTGGCAGCAGGGTCGGATAGGTTTGAAATCTGAACGACGACACCTGATGAACAAAGATCGAATGGCTCGAACATTCTTAGATTTTTACAATACGACGACCAATGCTTTTGAGCAATTTAGAGAAACCATATCAGGAGAGTTGGTTGGGGATCGTGATGGCAAGTTCCGATTCTGGATTGGCAAAGGAAATGAATGGCCGACTCCGGGTTATGAGGATGAGATCACGGGTGCTTTGACACCTCGAAATATTTTCACTGAGGTCTTTACCTCTCGGGCTGAGGGTTACGTTTACATACAGCCTTATGATGCTTTGGTAGAACCTCAGTCCTTTGAGGTTTCAGGCTCTGAAATGACCGGTAAAGTTGTGAATATTGATGAACTTCATAGTATGATGGATGAGCAACGTGATCTCGTAGCAAATGAGGTTGATGATATTGTTATGAGTCGGTACGATGCCATCTTCAAATGGAAAACAGGTTGGCCTTTCTATTCTTTCATTCTGAAAGGCCAGTTCTATTGGATGTATCAGACTCAGAAGTTCTCTCGGTTGTTCCCTTTGTTTACAAGAACATTCCTCAGAACGAATCCGGGAATCGATGCTGATCTGGATGCTCAAGAAGTAGGCTTCTATTCGGCAGGGCGTTATGACTCTGAAGATGAGTATCAGAAAACAACGGGTAATACGATTGCCCAGTTAGCTAATCCTGTAGTAGGGGATATAACTTCTGTCAAGTCCTTGTTCTTGAAGAAACGAAAAGCCCGTGCAAGAGTCTGGCAGTATTTCCCGAATGGTGTTCCAGCTGCTGCTTTCAGCCCAACCTCACCTGAAATTACTTCACCGTGTTTGATTGCTACGCCCGGTTGGATCAGTGATTTCCCAATAGACCCGACCACAGGGTTCCCTAACATATCACAATTCCTCATTAATAACGGGGACATACCTGATATTGAGACTGGTGATCCTGAGATGGCCGTCCCTCCGTTTGAAATTGGTGATCAGATTGCTTGGGGCAAACCGACAGGTAGAGTATATGATGCTTTCTGCGGGTCTAAAAAAACAGATGGTGATTTTACAGGCTTATACGTTGAGAGTGTTCTCTATGGGTGTGTCATTACATTCATGGATGTTGATGATGTGCTGATAACTGATCCAAATAACATCTTAGTTGGAACCAATGCTCAAACAGGTTTTCCTGCCGATGGGTTTATAGAACTGGGAGACACCGTTCAATCAATAGATATTTCAGGGACTGTTGAGATCAGCAATCCTCCTACTACTGAGGATATGGAACTGGTAGCTGCTAATCAGAGTAATTACCGACCAGGGTTCGATTTCCAGTACACTCAGGATGGTCAGATACTGGATGTAACATTACCTTCGAAAGACGACCCTCATTTCTGGCATTTGAAAGAGATGTTGGGACAGAACCCAATACCACCTTTGACTTGTTTAGACGGAGCCGTTGAATTTTACTATGACGGCCAGAACCCTCTATTGATTCCTGCCTTAGAAGGAGATCCCCAAGATGACTCCGGAGATTTTCATATTCCATTCCTGCAGGTGAAGAATACAGAACTAGACCGGTTCAACGAAGGTTCCATTATTGCTGACAGTTTGAAACAAGATAACTTGGGTGTCGGCCTCTATCCTAACGAATGGTTGGGGAATGACGGCACAGTGACGACAATCCCCGCAGTTAATCCCGGTCAAGAGAATATTGTTCCTGACGACCAGCCAGCTGCTTTACTGACTACGACAGATGTAGACCCTGCAACATTACCTCCGGGGTCGGCTAATCTTGATGAATATGACCTGTTGTTTACCCAAGTGCAAGGGACAAGTCCTTTCACAACTAATGGGTTGGTAACTCCTGATCCAGGAGCAATGGGGATTCTTTCCGTAGGGCGGATAACTCCACGGAATGGGGCTTGGACACTTTCAAATGACGGCCAGCTCCCAACTGAAACTGGAGAAGGTTCTATGATCGAACCTCCACGGTTTGTAACTCAAACCAAAGATGGCTCTCCGATTCGGTACAAGATCGAAAATGCCATGGTGAGTGAAGAAAACACAGGTTCGTTGATTGGTATTAAGTTACGTACTTACGATGCTGCCGCTCTGGCCACACATTATATGGTGTTGGATTTCACTGATATCAATATTGACATGAGTGGTTTGGATGCTATTTACAATGCTTCATCAAACAACACAATCACCGTTAAGCTCCTTTCACACGATGACTCGGCTGCTATTGTTGGTCCGGGTGGAGTACCAGCTCCAATCCCAGGTTCAGTATTACTGACACTAGGGATTCAACAAAGCACAGGTCTGACAGTTACGAACTATACTGACCCTCCAGTAACGACCACGAACTTAACTAATGCCCAGTTCGGTGTGGACGGTGCTGTCATTGGGGCACTCTTGGGTGTAGACCCAGCGGATTACATTATTGGTAACGCTCGGTATGTCCTGCTGACTTTCAGTACCCTTACAACTCCTGTGGTGGATTTGATCTGGGATGTGCCGAACCCTCCTGTAGCTACAAGTACTCGTCCTGATTGGTTTATTCCTTATGGGGTGTCTGATTACTTGGGTGACCTTTATACCGAAGCAGATTACGGGATGGATTTTGTATTTGATGTGGACACCTACAATATAGCAGGGACGCTCGGAGAATCCACGACAGCTTATATTGGTTCTGACCGCTTAACCTTCAATGAGGGCATTGATTTCAGCAAGGCTGAGGGACGTGGAGCAGTTCATCCCTTGAATCCTCTTACTGAGTTGGAAACTTTGTTATCTATTTATGAAGTGACTGTTGGACATAATAGTGTTCCGACCGTATATGCTTCAACTATCAACACATTCTGTAACGGTGATAATGGTGGGCTGCCCGTACCTTTCACTTTCCTTCCACGGGATGGTGTTGTAGGAGTCTTTGGCTCACTCGTCGTTCATGGATTTGAGGGTTATGACGGAGCTACAGGGAATATTCCTGTCATCGGTAATCTGGCTACTTTCTCAGGAGCTGCTTCAAACAATAAAACTGCAACCTCCCTTCCTATTTGTGAGGGTACTGGATTGATGGAGAGTACTTTCTCAGGTATAACTGATGCCGAACTCTATGATAATAAGGTGTCAGATGCTATTATTACTGTGGGGGATGTTTCTCAGATAGAGTCTGGTGACATTCTAGTTATCAAACAAGACGTAAATGGGGAAGCTACAACTAAGGCTGGAACTTACCTTGTTCGACACGGTATTCCACAACATGATTCGGTAGGTTCCCCTACTGATGAGTGGTGGTGGTCAGCCCCTTCGTCAGTAGCAGATAATGAAACCGGCTGGTGTCCAGTTCATTTCCCCACCGTGGTTAGTTATGATGACGGAACTCATCAATTAACCATATCTGATCCAGCTCTTATCAGGCCGTTAGAGAGTGGGGTGAATTCTGAATTCCCGATTGGACACGAATATGGATTCCCAGAACCTGCAGCAGTACCTACACCTGGTAATTATACGTTCGTGTATATTATCAGGAATGTTTCAGGTCTTTCGACAGCTGATCCAGGTGGTACTCTTGGTGATGTTGATTTTGATGCTGCCGTCACCACATATAAAAAATCAATACTTAGGCTTCAGTATGTTTCCATCAGTGTTGTTGCAGGTCAATGTGTTTTGGAGTTGGCCCCTCTAGGAACGGAGGATGAGGCCTGTTATGCTGGCGGTGACCCTGCAGTAGCACCAGGAGATGTGAATGATCCTGTTATTCGGACGACTGCTGAATTAGCACTTTTGTTGGACGATGCTTACAAAGTATCAGGGATGAAAGCATGGCCAGTTAATGTTTCTGGTGAGAATTACGGTCTGCCTGCAAATAATGTGGTTGGTTATGATGACACTGCTGGTGGGACTGTCATCAATGGTTTTGAGCGGTTGTATGTGGACAGTCGTTTGGTAGATACCACTCCGGTTTTATCGACGGCTGCCGGTAGTGCTATTGTATCTGCATTTGCAGGTGCTGATGAATGGCTTCCTGTCACTTATGACCCTGAAACCAATAATGATTTCTACGAAGACCGAACTACTCCGGTTTATAATTTGGTCGTGGGGGCATTGATTAATACAGTTACTACAACGACTTGGGAAACTTTAGATTGGCCAACAGGTGTTGATTATATTGGGCGTGATGCAAACATGCCTAATTTCTATAGTCATTGTCTGTTGCCTTCTTCTCATTTGACATTAGTTGATCCCAGCCAAGACCCGATCACTGACCCTGACCTTTATAACGGTCATCGGGCACAATCAGGCATTTTCCTTGAACCTTCATTCCCTCGGCAGGCTTTAAATCTGGTCGGGGGTCATCCGAAGGTTGTAGATGATAATGATGATCTACCTGACCCGACACTATTATCCGACCTTGAACGGGAGATCGGTGCTAGAGATTCAAACGCTTATGGGATTTTTGGTGGCCCACCTCTTACTTTTACAACACCCTCAGAAGTATCATTTGAAGTTCGACGTATCAGACGTTTCCATGATGTTCAGGATGTCAATTTAAAACTGGCACCTCTCCGTTACGTTTACGAGATTCGTCGTGGTCGAATTACTGACTATGACTGGGACCCGACAACTACAAATCAACGTGGTCTCGTGACAGCCGATAATTTCGTAATGAACTTTGACCCAGCTCATGTGTCAGGAACATCAAAAACTCCTGATGTCTGGAACGACGGTGAGACATATACTGGGACAAACCTCGGTACTTTTAAGACAGGCTTACGGATCAATGAAGATGTCAATGTCCATCCCGGAGATATGTTTAGGCTCCTGTCTGATGAAGATGGCTCTGTGTTAGAAGAAGTCAGGATTGAAAAGGTTCTTGAGATTGGCAAATTACAACTGGCTGCTCCTGGACTTGTAACTCGGACAGCAGCTCAACTGGCTGCCGTAGGTGGCAAAATGAGATTCGAGATATTCCTTAACCGTGCTCCTGTTCCTTTAGAACAATCTGCTGAGGAACTCCTTGAATTGATTACCGATCAGGAAGTTTATCGGACGGATGCAGAGTATGGTGACACTGATGTTGAAGACCAAGGCGGTTACGTCCCAGAGATGACTGGCCCTGATTGGGATGACTTTGCTAACCAATTAAAAGATGACTCTGTAGACGGTGTTTCTCAGACCTTTAGTGGCCTTGGTATCCGTAAGAAAGACATCGTGATTATTGATGCAGCAGGCAAGATTCCTCAACGATCAGGAGATATCCCTTACATTCAAGAACATGGGATGCGTCCTATCGGTGACATGGGTGTTTTCGGTCGTGAGGGTTATACAGGAGATGATGTTTTAAGTAATGTTTACGAAGCAGGTTCTACTGACCCCCGTGATGATAACCGTGGTTATTACCGGGTCACTAAGATTGAAAGTGATACCTTAACTGTCACAGGTGTCTCTACCTTTGCTGGTGATCTGAATGACGATGTGATCTTCGGTACTGATTCATTACATCAATATGCAGTTTATCCTACCGTTCATAGTTCTCAGTTGAACCCCGACGGTGATGAGCGTCAGATGGATCTTCGTCCAACAAAATATCGTAATGCTGAAGGTAAATTCAATTACGTTGGCAACTATCATTCAATGAGGCCGTTCTCTTACCGAGTCATTCGACCGTCACAGTTATTCACAGACGAAACTATTGATTTGATTCTGATGATTCGAGAACGTCTGTTAGCTCTGATGGGATTGATTGGTCGTGGCTTTGAAGGAAAGAGTGGAGATTATTGGACGTTCCAGAAATTCAATCATATTGAAAACCTTGGAGCTACTTGGAATGCTGAAATCGGATTAGGATTACTTTCCAATGACTATATCCTTTCAATTCTGGGTCGAACGGACATCTCCCCATTCATGAACAATTCCTCTTGTATTTCGATTTTGGATCGTCGTTTCTGGGTACAGGACTCCCGGTTGGATTCCTTAACACCAACGGAAACTGCTGACAACAATCCTTATGGAATGAGGCCTCTGGAAACCCCTCATATACCTTATACAGCCTATACTGACCCTACAGGAGAGCAAGTGCTTCCAGTACTGCCCGAAAAGATTGAAGAAGTGTTAGACCAACGGGATCAGTTCCGATCAGCTCGGTATGTGTGGCTGGCTTATAGAACCCATAAGATCTTAGGAGTTCTGGCTGGTATCAACCGATTTGACACTGAGTATTTACAACGCCGACAGGAGCAACTGGAAAACCTGATTAAGCAAGAATCTTTGGAGAAATTAACGACATGAAACCAAACCTAAGCCCAGAAGACCTGATAAAAGAATTGAAAAAGATAGGCATTGACCCTGATCGTTGGGTTAATGTTGAAGAAAAGATGGTCAAGCCTATAGCTTTAGAGCATCAAACGAAATTGTTGGTGCAGCTAAAAGGAATGTTTGAAGGGATTGTAGAACAGGACCGTAAAAAAATACTATCTCTTAAAGAACAAGTAGAACGACTTAAACATGGTGGAGGTGTCTAATGCCAAATGAACCACAATGGGGCACCGTAACTATCGAAGTTCCAGATTTCCTGAAAGATACCAGAAATGCTATTAACAGTGTAGCTGAGTTCCTCGTTACAATGTTAGACATCGTTCTGGCTTCCCTGCAACTGGTCAAAGCATTCTTGACGGCTTACATTGACCCTATAATGTCTCTGCTTCAAAAGATCATTGATGAAATTAACGGCCTCATACACGATATCCGCCAGATGGGTATATATATCACGGGTGACTGGAAACTCATGGAGTACCCTTTTGATGATATCAGAGGCGGTTACGATGCCTTTGAACGTCGAATGGTGGCTAAACTGACGGACAGAACAGATCCTACACGACCAGATATTTCAGGTAGAACACAAGTTTTCGGATTGTTTTTCTATCTGTCTGTGGATATTTCAGACATTCAACGCTTGATTGCATTCATCATGCGTCTGGTTGGTTTCTTCAAGCAGGAATGGACCGGAAATACTTTGCCCTCAGTTATCATTAATGAAATCAGGTACGGTTCGGATGCAACGGACGCTCTCTTACACCCTGTCTCAATGGGTGAAGCTTTCAAACAGTTGGCTGGTTCAGGAGATGTCCCTCAAGTTGCTCAGGTTCGATTCAAAACTTACACTCCGAACAAGAATACTCCTTTCAGCCCCTTCCCCTCGAATGCTTTAGGTCCAGATGGTTTTGCCATTACGGTATCCACATTCCCTGATGGGATTAAAGTTCAGTATGATAAACCTCGGTCAAACACTACGACTGATGATGAAGGCAAGCAACCTCGTGATTATGGAGTTGTTCGTGGCACGGATGGTAAGCCTGTTGTGTTGTATGGTGGCACAGGGCTGGATAAAACAGGTATGTTGGAGTTACCTACGGATTTAGGCTACAATCATGGGACTCAAAATGGCGGTCCTGTTGCAGGAAGTACCCGGATTTATGGATACACCACTCCGGCAGCTAATGCCCCGATCCCTCTTGATATCATGGATGGGTATTTCCAGAAAACTTTCTGGCTGGATAAAACCGAAGTGGCTTTCCAGTCTTTCACTGAGGAATATTCTTTTAACATGAGTTTTGATGATATGCCCTATGAAGGGGATATTGTTGTTAATGAAGACGGGACTGTGGAAATCAAACCTGTACTTTTACCTGGGTCAGAAGGGGCAAAACAAGCATCCACTGTCTATGTTAGAGTTGCTGCTTGTAATGAAAATGCTCTTGAGAAGTTTAAATATGATTTTGCAAATACACAAGTCACTAAGATGGCTGCTGCTCCTGGATATATTGTGGTACCTCCTAAGACAGGGTGTGGAGATGTCACTGACATCGGTGCTTGGTCACAACCACAGCGGATAACTTTCCCAACTGCTGATACAGCAATGTATTTGGAATCTGTTAAGTCGGCTCTGGTAGTCCTTTTCCTTTGTCGGCCTGATCTGGTTACAATGGAAGAACTTAAATTAGTCCTAACCCCTGAACAGATTAAAAAAATAGAAAACGATCAGCTAATTGTTGAAGGTACTGCTAATAAAGCCTGTGGTTTAGAAGGTTTGAAACAACTACTTCAAGTCTTGTATGATGGAGTACATGGTCCGAGTTACCAATGGAAACGCTCAGGAGAAGAACCTTTAGATTTTAGGTTTTCTCTTGATCGTCGAGTACGGAAATTTGTTCAGGACATGTATGCTAAGACAGGACCCCAGCCGGATGTTGAAAGTTTTATAGTTGAAAATACCACAAACCTCCGAACTGTTCAATGGAAAAATATCCTTGAAGATGCTGAAATAGACACGACTAATGTTACGGAGGCTTTTGAAAAAGCTACTCTTTTGGAGTCCATCAATAAAGACACCGATGCAGGAAAAGATTTGACATCTGGATTGGCTATCAATCCTTGGTGTATGGGTGTGAATGGTGATATGGCATTACAGAGAAATGGTTTAATTACTGGCCGTACTCCACAAATGTTTGAGGCTTTTACTGGGGATTCCATAGTGTTACGGGATTCTGTCCCAAAAGCAGAGATTGATGAATACTTGGCAACACTCCCTGTCAATATTGCATCTATGTACCGAGCATCTTTTGTAAATGAGGATGGGGATATAGAGATCAATTGGCTGAATAAAAAGGCTATGGAATTAATGTTGAGAGGGCTGGTTGAAGGATCTGCCGACCGTTCTCCTGTGGTATTTTCAAATCAAAATGAAATCAATAAGATCATAGATCAGATAGATACCATCCACTCAAACCCAAATCGGATTGTATTTGCTCGGACTCTCCTGACTAACTATAACGACGGCATACTCATTGAGGAAGCTAAGATTGCTCTGAGTATGGCAGGGAACTTATGGAAACGTGGTGATGACGGGGCGTGGATTGCTATCCGATTCTTGGATGTAATGCCGGGCATCGATGATTTCCTTGAAACCATCCGTAATTGGATTGAATCTATTAAGAATGCTATCGGTTCTATTGTTGACACAATCATTAAGTATATTGAATGGTTAGAAGCTCGTGTTATTGAAACTCAGCAGTTGATCCGACGAATCAATGCTCTGATTCAGTCCCTTCTGGGTAATTTATTCCAAGTTCCTGCATGTTCTGCTTTGATGTGTGTGTCAAATGGAACTGACGGGTTATTGGCTGACTATATGAATTCAAAATACAAACCGAGTGATGGTCCTTTGGCTTACGGAGCAGGTTTAGCTTTAGTAGTTCCATTGATGCCGTCATTTGTTTACGATCTATTGTTATTATTCTTCAAGCCCAAAGATGGTCTTGCAGGGGCTGCACCCTCAGATGGGATTCCATTGGAAGGTCTGCCGGGACCCCCGGGAGAAACTGAAGAAGATCCCCCAGATGTTTTATAGGAGGTTACTATGAGTTCTTTTGATAAAATGGTTACTTGGCCAGTTGGGTATTTCCGAAGCACGACCAGTTGGCTTTTACGAAACCGAAAAGAAATAGGGGCTCGGATAAGTACCCTCCGAGCTGAGATTGATCGTATCGGTCATGTTTCCGTTGGTTATGAAGTTTCAACTTCGGAAGATGGGAAAACTGAAACTCGGAGTTCTCTGGATGTGACAAGGGGTTCTAATGTTGGGATGTTGATGCAGGCTTATGTGGCTAATGGAGGGAATCCTTTAGATATTTCCCCATTTATGCACCCACAAGAGAGCTTTCCTCACGGCGGTGTTGTTTATCCTCTGTCTGTGGATGACCATGAAGACCATTTGCCTGTCATGATTAAAGACGGGGACACAGAAACAGATTCTGGTTATGGAGCTTCTATGGGTGGTTGGTTGAAAACCGACCGGTATTATGCACCCCGACAAGGTGGCCGTGTTGATCAGGGTTCATATGATTCTGATACAATCGTTACCGGAATGCATCAGGTTCGGAAATGGGCTAATCAAGAGATCAAAACCCGGCTTCAAGATATGGAGTGGAGAATTATGAAACAGTGTGATTTGAGGGAACAACTTACAAAGGAAGCTGACGATGTTCTTCGTGAAGCCTTCGGAGGTGTCGTCAGTGGTGTAGATGAACCTGATGACGGTCGGTTTGATAGTAACCTTCTGGTACAGAACATCGTTCAGGAAATGTACCAGCTAATTTATCAGACAGGTGAAAGTGGGTTAGTTTCTTCTTTTGCTCCTAACCCCCTAGTTCCGCTGTATGGATTCACATTTAAGAACGTAGAATCAGAAATGAACCGGTTTGAGATGGGCTGCTGATTCGGTGTAAAGCCTATAAAAACCTATCAGTGGATTAAGGAGGAGTCCTTCAATGAGTCGAGAATTTCAAATCGCGTGGCCGTGTGACCACCGGACAGTCGAGGAAAGTGTTCAACTTGGCACTGACCGACGTTCGTTACTCACAAGGCAGCCTATAGCGGGGTCAGGAACCGTCCGAGTGATGGTTAATGATGAGCTGTATGTTCCTACCGGAGGTTTGTTCTCTGCTGCTCAATTATATAGTACTGCTTCGGGACCGTTCGATCTGACTGAGGGTGATGACACTCTGACAGTGGAGACTCCTGTAGGTTCCAAAACTATTTCATTCGGGATCACTGGGGTTGCTCGAATGACCACCGACCAAGTTATTAGCTACCTCAAAAAGAATAGTTTTCAAGTAGCTATTGTCGAAAACGTCAATGGGCATTTAGTATTCTCTGACGGTTCAAAGATCGGGCCTGATTCTTATGTAAAAGTAAGTGGTCGAGCTGCCGAGTCCTTGGGCTTCGGGTCCTCTGAGTGCAATAAAGGAGCTTCAAATCAACGTGGTGCCAGAGGTATTCAGTTATACCCAAGCTGGAATCTTGCCAGGCGTCCTGATGATTTAGTGAATCGTTTCCCAGTATTTGATTACCCTGTGAAAGGGAATCCTCTCTTCAAGGTGTCTTATACAGTCATTCCAGAGAGATGTCTTCGGTGTGGTGGTTCTTGGGTTGAGAATGATTATCGTTACGGAACTGATGGTCAGTCCCTTATGATTGAGAATGAGAATCTCTTATATCAATCTTGTTTGAAGATGTTGTTAACAGACATCGGAAGCAATCCATATCATACGTGGTATGGTACTAATATTATGAGTAGGATTGGAGCAAAGGCTATCTCTGGGGTGTCCATGTTACTGAGTGAGGATGTCCGAAAAGCTTTGTCTAAATACCAATCCTTACAGGTTGAACAAGGAAAATATCAAAAAGTTACATTGAAGGAGCAGCTGTATTCCATTTTGAATGTTCAAGTAGCTCCTCACAAGCAAGACCCTACAACATATTTGATTGATGTAACGGTTCAGAATGCTTCGGGAAAACCTGTGGCTTTGAGTATTGTTTATACAGCACCTTCAGCGGTGTCTTTAATGGGATCGAACGGACTTATGTTGGGAACCCAGTCGGTTGGGTTGGAAGACGATAGAGTGTATCCTAACCAACTGACTATTAACGGTGTTCCTACGGAGTGATGATATGACGACAGAAGATACAAGAACACCAAAATTCTATGGACCTGATAATGTTCTCAGGACCGAATACATTTTTTCGACCGATCAGTCGTTTCGTACTTTCACAGGAATTGTGGATGCTGACACTGTAGATGTCCAAGTCTCCCTTCGTGGGGGTGCTTTCACGTCTGATCCTGATATGGTTTCCTTTGAAGGGACAGAATTCATTATTCCTAACCCTTCCGCTTTCCCTGACGGCCTTCAACTTCTTCCGGGTGAGAACCCTATAGAAGTCCGAGCTGTTATGTCCAACGGGAGTACATCCTCAATAGGAAGCATTCAAGCTAACCTATCCTTAGAACAGGATGTGAAAGCCGGAGTTATAGCTCCTAGTGGTATCTATGTCGAACGATTAGACCAATTGGTTCAGATATATGTGGATGGGCTTGTAGATACCAACGTCACAGGATATCAATTTTATGCTTCAACCGAACCTGGTGGTGGAGCTGTAGGGTATCGAAGGATCTCAATATCTCCAGTTATTTCTGGGGACACTTATGAAAAAACGGCTGACCTTGGGGAATTGAGTGTAGATGCTCAGGTTGCACGGGATGAAGACGGAGAGATGCTCTCAGAGCCTCAGTATATTCATATGCTCAGTACTCAGGTTGACCGAACAGGGACAATCTTTCAAACAGATTTGAATCAACGTATCAGTATACCTGATACCGTGGAGCAGTTTAGAACGAGTATTGCTTTTGAATCAGTGCAGGAACTCGAACGGTTTTCTTTTGTCCATAACCGACAAGCTACCCCCCTGATAACAGAGACTTACCCAGCTGTCCCTTATGCAGATTTTTCAACTTTGTTGGATACTGACCCGATATATTATGTGGTCACGGCTCTCTATGTGATTGATGAGAAAGAATATGAATCAGCTTATTCTCCCGAAGTGTCTGCTACTCCTATTATAGTATCTCCTTTGGTGTCGTCTTTACCATCAGTTTCCCGACAGCAGATTGTTCAGGATGTCACTTTATCTATTCACCGGTCACACCCTGAATTGGATGTGAAGCCCGGTGCTATGATTCGGGACGTATTTGTAGACCCATTCTCAACAGAAGCTGAACGTATCCGATTTATCTTGGGGTTCGTCCAATCTTGTCAGGCATTCTCTACATTACTTGATATTGATGACCCTAACAATACAGGAACGTCACTTGAAGTAACTAACTCTCCATATAAACTAGCTTTGAAACAGGCTTTCTATCTGCAATCCAACATAGATGTGCAGAATATGATTGACAATGCATTCGACAAACTGGCTTCTCAACGGGGGGCTGTTAGATTGATTGGTAAGCGTTCTCGTGGTGAAATCACAGCCTACGTTACAACCAAGCCTGTCACTTCTATATTTGTTCCTCTAGGTTCTGTTGTTACGGCAGGTACTCAAACATTCAGGACTACCTCTGCTGGTTATATTACTTCGACAGGCATCGGATCATCTTATGATCCTGTTACAGGCCGATATTTCATTCAGTTATTCATTCAAGCTGCTGACACAGGCACGGGTGGAAATTTAGCTGCTGGTCAAATCAGGTCTTTCCAAGGCGGTCCTGCAGGAGTTTTATGTTATAACTCCGTTGCAACCTACGGTGGTCGGGATGCTGAAACTAATCATCAGTTGGCCACTAGGGCTGACGGTGTTCTTTCTAGTGTAGATACAGGGACTTACCGTGGATATGTCCAGACCACAAACGATATTAGTGGTGTGTTGGAAAATACCGTAGTAGATGCAGGGCATTCTTTGATGCTTCGAGATTACAACCCTGAAACTGAAAAACACACAGGTGGTAAAATAGATGTGTGGATACGTGGTGAAAATCTGGCCACAATTAAAGACAGTTTTGCTTTTTCCTTTGAGATTGTGAACCGAGGTCAATTTGAACCTCTTGGTTCATTAGCAGACCTTCGATTCCGAGCGGTCAACTCAAACTTGTCAGTTGACAACCCCATCATGGAGATGTTGGATAATGAAGCTTGGGGATTTATGTTTGCTGATGATACCACAGGCAAAATATTTGATCTCACTGATGTCGAGATTTTGACTTATGACACAATTCAGTTATCGGCTGATTACAATGACCCGGAGAATATTGCTCTGACAGACGTGTTCCGAGGATCATACCGGTATCGAACGAGCAGTGCTTATGTCTTCCAGCGTCAACCAGTACGATCCCTGACCAGCTTGGTCGGAACTACTGGGACTGTAGACCCTGATTATTACAAGCTTTTTGCAGGCAGCCCGCCTTTGGATTTAGGGCGTTCTGAGGAATCGGGTGATTACTTACAGGTAGTTCAACCTGTGGGTGAATACATTTCGATCCCTTCTGGTGATCCTATTGAGGTTTCCGATGAACGCCACGTCTTGTTAGATGGGACTGAGTATCTGGATAACCTTGGGATTAATCCAATCACGGTTCGAGTTTATAACGTGGAAAGGTCTATAGAATATTATGGTCCTTATCATCCTGATGGAGAACCTGATTATTCATTCGTGGATGAGTCTGGTGATTACCCATTAGGCATCGTACCTACTACTTTGAGTAGATTTACAGAAGGTCAAACGATTTCAGTAGATTACAGCCACGATGAGAACTTTGTTGTTACTTATGTAGTCAACTCCTTAGTTGGGACAGCCCAGCAGGATCTTGATGCTACTCGGAATATTATGGCCGATGTTCTGGCCAAAGACTCTTTCCCGATTGGGGTTGATATTACTGCAACTATCGTCACCACGAGTAGCACGGCAAGTAGTAATGTGACTGTTGTGGATAGTAATGTTCGGACAGAACTCTCTCGGTTGTTCGGTACTTTCAGTCAGGGGACTCCTGTTAGGCAATCGGATATTATCAAGGTTATAGATAAAGTTGATGGTGTTTCCTATGTCGTTGTACCTTTAACTGAGATGAAGCGTACAGACGGCTCTCAGGCTCTTTTAGAACCTGTTTTGACAGACACTGAGATTGATTTCACAGAGATCACGTATTGGGCTACGGATTTGATTAAGGTTTACATTCTGGAGAATCAGTTAGAGTCCGGATGCGTCAATGGTGGTGGTGAGTTTAATGAAACTAAAGGGGTCTATTTTAATTATATTTCCTTGGAAACATACAACACGACTCCAGATGCTCACGGCATTCCGTTGAATCGGAGTACCTACGGTGCTTACATCATCGGAAATGATGGCATGAATATTCAAGGTTACAGTGATGATGCAACTTTAGCTCTCCTTTATCCGTTTGCTACGGATGCTGAACTCTATCAGCATCGAATTGATCTTACGGCAAACAGGGTGTTAGTGGCACTTCCTACAGCCGTGACTCCTTTAGATAATGATTTCTTAGTAACTTATGTGGTGTCTGGTGATACAGGGGTGAAGAATATTAACCCTAACTCCATTCAATACCTCCAACTGGGGGATTTAGATTTCACTTATGATGAGGATACAGATTCCTCGTTAATGGTTAGCGGAGGGCGTCGGAGTACCTAATGGCTGATAAACCACAAGATAAAAATCTATTTCCGTCTTCTATTCCTCAGAACCCATCTTCTCTGAAAGATAGCCAAGATCGAAAAAATGCTGTCCGGAGTCAAGTTGATCGGATTATGTCAGCATTTATGAAAGTGCTGCCGAGTAACCTGGTCTCTCAGGTATCCGGTCCATTCTACTCCCTTCAGTTCCAGTCAGCAGCCGAGGAAATTGCTGATTTCCAGATAACTGCTCAGGAAATGATGGCTGATGCTTTTACTGATTACACTCGACCTGAATATCTCTGGCAGATTATTGGCTCTCTGGTATTTCCAGATGCCAAAACTGATGGATGGCCTGACATTGAGGGTGATTTATCATACCGTGATTTCCTTCAAAGAATGGTGCTGCTCCTTCTTCAAGGGGCAAGGCCGGATGTTATCAAGGACGGAATTGAGTTACTGACAGACGCTACGGTTGAAGTAATTGAACGTGGCATCGAAGCCCGGAAACTCAAAGGAACATCAGCTTGGAAGGGTGATGATCAGTTCACCTTCGAGATTAACATCAGTGAAGAAGCCGGTACAGTTGATATCGATGGGGTGGATATCCCTATTCAGAAATTCCCTTCTGACGACCCCTTCAAGTTAGCTCGGAATGTTCAGATAGTTCTGAGAGCTCTAAAGCCCGGGCATACTTTATACGACTACAGACATTTATTCTATGATTCATTCCAGACGTTGTTCACAGATACTTGGTCATATGATTTTTCAACCTACCATTATCAAGATTTCCGTCGTTTTTGGTTAGGTGCCAAGAGTGTGACTGGAACGGCTGGGGAAACTCTGGTTGATAAAACTTTGTTCACGGATACAACACGGGATTTCACATCTATTCAACCCGGAGCTATCCTGACGATTCTGGATGGACCGAACTCCCTTCATGTAGGGACAAATGACGGAATCCCTGTCCAAGTACCCGAAGATTACACAGGGAACTTCCGAGTAGACGAAATTCTTTTCTTCCCTGTTGGGGATGATTCTGTTCCACGAGCATATACTACTTCACCAACACTGTTAACCGGAACGGCTACTGTAGTTGGTGATGAGTTAAACGATCCTTACCAGAATTGGGCAAATGCTGTTGAGGGAGAGACCCTCACATTTACAGCCGGACCGAACTCAGGTTCATACAGATTGAAGACCGTAGCAGGCGTAAACGGTGGTCCTGTTGGTTTTGTTACTGAGTCATCTACCAAAGTAAAAATAGCTCCTAGTATCCTACGGTTATCAAGAAGGATGGCTCAAGCAGCTGAGGGTCAGACTTATCAAGTTGATGTTGATCGGTTAGGTGTTCAGACACCTCGTCAAGTAGAAGTAGAGGATGCCAGTGTTTCCTTTATAGGTTCTTCTGGTACCCGTGATTACATCATGACTCAACGTGGCCCACTGACTAAAGATTGGGGTGATGGGACTCCGGCCACGAAACAAGATGTGGAAGTTTCAGTAGATGGTTCTGTAGTTGCGGTATCTGAGGTCAATCCTTATTTAGGTAAAATCACTTTAGCTACCCCGATTGCATTAAGCACCCCACCACCTGAAGTCAAAGTAAATTATTACTGGATGGCCACTCCTATGATAGGTCTGGCCGGGCTTAATACTTCAGGCTTAGTGTTGAACCAGTGGGATAGACAAGCTGGCCACACAATGCCAGCTAATCATGGGCAGCCTCCTTTAGGACCGTTACATACACCACCACAACCTCCACAAAGTCCTATTGCTGAGGATGATGAGATACCAACACGATTCCCAATGGGGATTGTCTTAGGACCGATTGGCCGTCCTGCACCATTGCAGATTGGCCATAGATATATTGGTTTCGAGAGAGATGCCTCTTCTCTGTTGAATGATCCTACAAGTATGGTTTTGAATCAAAATCCTTTCCAGACCGCTGAGGATGACTTTGAACGGACAATGACCGGTGAGACAGTTGCTTATGAAGGAACTGAAATCCCGGTAGAGTCTTCTCCAATATGGTTGCTGGAAGGTCAAGATAATGGCTATGTAGATGTCGGCCTTGGAACTTACACCTTGATAGATGCTCTGCCGGCTGAATTTGAGCCTGACCTCCGAACTGTGACAATGTATCATCGGGAAACGGATCTTACTTTCCCAGCAGCAGCTACTTTAGCTGCTAGATTTATTGTTGAAGATTACACCCTTGAAGGAGTATTTACCGGCATAGGGTTCGGACTCCACGATAACCATAACTTATATCAAGTAGGACTCCTAGTTATAAATGGTGTCCGGCATCTTGGTGTTTTGTCTGATCCGAAGAAACTTGAGCTTCGTGAGGCTTGGATTTTAGGTCCCACGTCAGCTTCTTCTGTGTCAGGTGCTCATATAATCAGTATTAATACTGATTTAGTTCCGCTTGGTTTCCAATCTGGGATGCAATTTCAGATTTTCGACCATGCTCAAGCTGGTGTTTATACTGCTACCTCTGTTGTTCATCAATGTGAGGGTTCTACTACAATCACCGTCGAGGAAGCCTTCCCAGCAGACTTTAAACTATGGGATCAGGACAATCCAGAGGTCGTGTTCGAAGTACGTTGGGACGAGCATCCTCTAACTTACCGTTTTGTAGCAGACCTTGAGAATGAGATTGCTTCTTTAGAGATATCAGGAGAGATATCAGCAACGGCTTTTGATCTGAATGGGGTAACAAACCCTTGGCCTGTTCCGTCTGAGTCGGCTCTGGTTCTGGATACCTCCGGTACAGGCCAAGCATTCTGGGGTTCTCTGAGTTATCTTGCAGCTAATCAGACGAAATGGTCATTTTTCCGTTATGGGATTACCCCAGATTTTACGACTTTGAATGTACCAGCTATTGTTGTTCAGACAGAAATGGGCGTCATTCCTCAAGATAATCCTGACTATCCTTGGTTTACTACTCAGTCCTTCGGTACAGGGGTGATTGACCAGACAGGAGATACTCTCCTTCTTAAATCTCCTGTAGCCAGTGAGACTTTGGAATACACATTTGGATTCTCTCGGCTGGAACCCTTCATGAATGAAGGTGCAGGCGTTGATGTTCGAGCAGAGTTTCGATTAGACTCTGGTGTTTTAGGGTCTGGGGATGCTGAACTCGTTATCAATAATGGAACTAAAGAGGTTCGATTAGCTACCCTTCTATATGCCGAAGGATACTCCGGGACAGAATACCGTCGATTGTTCTCTATCCCTACGGTCACTATGGCTGGTCTTCAAGACCCAGACCAACAGGACTGGGAGATTATTTCGGGATCAGATGCCACAGTTCTCCGAAGTGAATATGACCTTATTATTACACAAGGAGCTGACCAGACTCAACGGTATCGAGCATACCTCGATCTTACTGATTTCACTGTGGATTCTGGTTATCGTATTGTAGAATCTCAGATCGGTGTGGACGATTACACAGCAGATTCCAGTGATCTGACAGGCATCTTTTTCCAAGCAGATATTGGACCGACCCACTCAATGAATTTGAGACTCAAGGCCGGAACAACTCCAACTATTCAAATGCTTGATCTAGCCGGTACCATTGTTCATGAATATGACTTTGATTGGACAGATGAGGAAACCCACACTTACAGAGTTGTAGGTGCTACAGGAGCCTTGTCAGTATTCGTTGATGATGTGTTAATGCTCCCTACCTTGGATATAGCTTTGTTCTCAGGAGGTTCTGGGACAAACACTACTATTCTGTTTGGGGCTACAAGCCTTACAGGTATTTCAAGTACTGTTCGGTGGAGGACAATATCCTATCATCCAACTCCTGCTGCGGGATGTTTCCGGACGGTGGGTATTTGGAATGGTGGGGAAAAAGATCATATCAATTCCTGGGAAATCCCTCGGATAGATACCTCTACAGCTCCAAACTCAGCTCAGGTTGGACCGAGTGTTGTAGAGATGGATTGGCTTTCAGATCAGGAGTTTAGACTCCTTCTGAACCCTGACTGGGGTGTTACGATGTACCGGCCTGACCTTAGCCTTCCTCCGTATTACCAACCGGAGTCGGATGTGGTCGGGACAGGCTTCATTAATCAAACGAACGAACCTTCCGCTGGGTGGATCAACCTTCAATATTCTCAGCTGCCTGATGTGGATCAAACCTTTGGCTCGATTGAGTTCGGATCTTTTGATACTCAGTCTGTCACTCAACAGAGATGGAGTTGGGTCAGGTATCGAATCTTTAAGGCTCTGACAAATGATTTCATAGCCCCTCAACATATGATCCTTAACTATGCCAACGTCATTACCAGCGGAGAGCTGACCAAAGACATAACGATGGAGAATGTCATCGTGCAGACGATTGATACTCGTCGGGTGTCTCTGTTGCCAACTCACCTGTATGCTGAGGATATTTACAAGATTGTGGATGAGGGGACTATTTATACTCGGGAGTCTTGGACTTTTGACCCAGAAACTCAGTTGATTATGTTGGGTCAAGATGCCAACTACAACGATCTGTATTTCTCTGGGGAACATGTCCCAGTTACTATTATTTTCCAGGCAGGTAAACCTGTTACCACAACTTATCTTGAGAATCAGCCTCTGGCCGATAGTGTGACTCGATTGAATGAGGGTACTCCCCCAATTCCGTTGCATCAATCCAATGGCATTGACAAGGAGATCATTTATAGGGATCTTTTAAACGACCCTTATGACCCGACAGACACCAGTGTGATGGATAATCCTTATAGGGTTCTGGAACATGAAGTTGATGCTGAAACCTTGTATGAGTCTATGCAGTTCATGGAAATCTCAAATGGTGGCCAGAGGGGCCTAATAAAGATTGCAGGAGAAGGAACTCTCCCCGAAGGTTTCTCTGGATACTCTGAAACTGAAGGAAAAGCAGTCGGTGCTTATGTTTTAGAAACGTCAGGTACAAAGTTCAACGAGAAAGCAGCTTTCCCTAAACCAGAGCCTTTTGAACAAGGCGGAGGCTCTCCAGGTCAGACTCTGTTCTGTAGTGGTGGAGATTATATGGGGCCGACAGCCGTAAATATTGGTACCGTTGGGAGTCCTGTTTGGGTAGCTGGGGTGGATGCTCCTTTAGGTGGAGTTCTTGGTCCAGGTTCTGCTATCTTAAATCCGAACTTCCCCTCTGAAAATGCAACTCGTGGAAAAGATGAAGGTAAAGTTAATCGAAGTACTGAATGGTACATGAGAATTGACCCGTTGACAGAAACAATTCAATGGCCTTTGATGGATAATACTCCCCCAAGCGGCCCCCCAGAAGACGACCCTAATATTAACGGAACCCCAAACCCAAGTGGTGATGGTGCTTGTTTAGCAGTCTTGACAGGTGGTTCTGGTTACTCTGAGGTTGAGACAGATTGGTGGTTCTGGGAATCTTTAGTAGATGAGCCAGGTGTAGGGTATTTATTGTTCCCTGGAACTCTTACTGACGGCACTCAAGTAACAATACGAAATGAATCTCTTTCTATAGAAGCTACTTTCACAGCTAGGGCGATTCCCGTAGGACCAAACGACTTTGGTATTTTAATTAACCCTAATGAAAATCTGGCTGAGATTATTAGTGGGAACCCATTTCATGTGCCACCTATTAGCCCTAACCCTGTTATCAGCCCTTATGTTACGGCTACCGCAACGATGGTGGGTATGGTAAAGGCAGTGAAAATTACTGCTGTTAATCCGATTACAATAACTAATATTCTGGTTTTAGAAACCAGTGATCCGAATAGAATTGGTTTATCGGGTGTTGTTTTTGATGGTCCAGAATCAGGAAGTTTAGGCGGTGATGTTTTGCCTCCAGGGGTAGAAGTCAGTTTCACAATTTATGCCGCTACAGGGGTTTAAGTTGGTAATACCTCTATCTTAACCACCCTTGTAGGAACTTATAAAGGAAAAGATTATGTTTTTTAAAGAACGGATGAAAAATATGAGTCAGGGGATGAAATCTATGTTGCAATCTCGTTATGAAGAGGTCGTCCCGTTGATGTCTAAAGCTAACGGGTCATTTCGTCTGAAAATGTGGGATGCCAAGACAGGGGAAATATTAGTAGAGTGGGATAAACTTAATAAAAAAAGGATTAAGTCATGTTTGATGTGAATGAGAGAGGATTAACAAGATCTGCAAAAGGTCGTTTTTTTGTGAAAATGTGGGATGCTAAAACAGGGGAAATATTAGTAGAGTGGAATAGACCTCAAGTAATCACATTAGATGCTGGAATTCAGGCAGCCGGGTTGTTTAAGAACAGTTTGGAGCCTACAGCATTAGCTAGTAACGGTATTGCAATGTTGGCTATTGGGACAGGAGCCGCAGGTAACCCTATAAACCCAGATGCTCCTGACGAACGTCAACGGGCATTGAATATTGAGACAACTCGTAAAGCTTTTTCATCCAGTCAGTTCAGAACTGCTGCTGGTGTTGCTGTTGCTTATCCGACGAACATTGTGGATTTCACGACTGTTTATGGAGAAGCTGAGGCTGTTGGTGCTTTGAATGAGATGGCTTTGATACGTCCAGCCACCCCTGCAAATCCAATCCCAGCAGCATTCGGCGGTGTTGATTATGATGCTACATTTGACACCGCTAGCTATGATCTGATGGCTAATTACCTGACATTCGGAGTAATCACGAAGCCCTCGACGGCCATTTTGTCGATAACGTGGCGGTTAACATTCTAATTTGCCGAATTATGAAAACCGTCAGAAGGTGAGATATGGCAACCAAAGATTATAAAAAGAATTACTCTGGGATTCGTGGGGCAGGGAGTGTACTTCCTGTTGATAATACAGTTTCCAGAAATTTAAGTGCTGGGGACAAATCTCTTGAGTCTGTCATTTGGCAGTCCGGTAAACCTATCCTTGATTCCGAGCTTGAGATACATCAAGATGCAGCTCGGTGGGAGAATCGTCTTTACCGTTCCCAACATATGAACTCCGGCTGGCTTCGAGGTCAGTCCCGAGATGATGGGTATCTTGAGTATACCACAGTAGATGGCTCAGGTATATCTGATGATTCAGGTGTCTCCCCACCTCTGATTGATGGGACTACTCTGGTTAATTCTTTTGTTCTTCCGAAATTGACAGCTTTAGTAGCTGGTCGGATGATTGTTATTGAATATACAAACACAGAAACAGCAGAAGCAAATCTAATCCAATTACCAGAACCTCGGCTTTATGCAACGGGTATAACAAAACGTACTGATTTCGTATGGTTAGAAGTCTGGTTGTCCTTGGTAGCTCCGAGTCCCCGAGCTTCCGGTTATGTTCGAGTAGTGGATGCAGACCCCGCTGTTTTAGTTACAGGTGGAGCAGTTATCACTCTCAACGGAGTTTCGATCACAGCTACTCTGACAAGTCCTGCTCCGGTAGGTTTCTTTACAGTTACTTCAAATGATGAAGTAACTACGGCATCAAATATTGTGACAGCTCTTAATGACCCTGCAAATGGCTTTGATGGCTTCATAGTAGCCAGAGCTAATGCAGATGAAGTTTGGATTGAGGCAGTTGTAGCGGGCGTTACTGGAAATGCTATTACCCTGAGTGCCACTACAGTAGGTCTTTTAGCTTCTGGGGTGACATTACTAAACGGTGCAGACAGACCAAATAAACCTGCAGCTGACCAAAGCAAACTGTTTCGACATGGAAACACTCTGTCACCTGAAAGTACTTGGCTTGATGATGAGATGATTGATCCTGTTGTGAATCAGGAAACTGCTCAACGTGTTCAAGTTCAATATAGATTCAGATACACAGATGCAGAAGATATCAATTATAAAACTCACCCTGATGGGTTCTCTAATGGGGTGTCGGGAGATCCTACTACCCCTCTAGTAATTGCTCAGGGTCCACGATTGACACCAGCCTTAAATGTAGGTGGTAGCCGGACATATCCTTTCGTACCAGCCGATCAAGATTCTGATTGGTTGGAGTCCGATGCTGTAGAATATGCTATTAAAGATAACGGTTTGTGGGTTTCAGGAAACGGTTCAACTCAATCTGTGGAAGATTTGGGTACGCTTGATGGGTATGTATATGCAATCCCTCTGTGTTTCGTTTTCCGTCACAATGATGTTTCTTCTATTGGAACAGCTCAGTATGGGTTTGATCCCGATGATAATAGTAACGGAGCTCCTCTCCATGACCATCTTTCTTATGATGGTCCTTTAGGGGTTATTGGAGTAGGTCTTTCTGACCGTCCCGATGGTGAGTTTGCTGATGTCATTACTCAAGAGAACCTTTTAGATCTCCGCCGTTCAATCGTTCCCCCGGGAATTGATTTAACCAGTGAGCTTCAATATCAAATACAGTCCCTTCTGGATGCCAATAATCAGACTTGGGCTATAGATTCTCATGAAAAACATTCTTATTCAGGTACTGAAAACGGAGATGTTTCAACAAGGTGCTTGGTTTGTGATACTATAGGTAGAAATACCTCTCAAGCAGGAGAACACACCAGAGATTTCGACCATATCTCCCGACGTTTTGGAGATAACCCTGTTATAGAACGAGTGGTTTTTTCTTACTGGCCTGGTGATCGTGTAGCAGCAGCTGTTCCAGTTACTCCCGGACTTGCCAATGATGCCAAGTATGTTACAAAAGCTGGCGGTTCTGTTTCTGATGTTTGGACAGAAGGAGATGTTCTTCATCTTGATCTGGCAAATTTCGATACCGGTGGCCTCGGATCATTTTTCCAAGGTGGGTCAATGGGCGGTTTACCGTTGCCATGGGGTCCTTTTTACTTTACAGATGTTGTTCCTCCGGGGACAGTAAT